ATAGCAGGGGCAGTAGGAGCAACAGGAGTTGCAGGAACTGCAGGTGGACACCCTAGTGACAGTGGAACCGTAGGTGCTGCTGGCGGTAGAGGAACTACAGGAGCAAGCGGAGCAAGCGGAGCACGAGGTGCATCTGGTGCAAGTGGTGCTTCTGGAGCACAAGGTGCATCTGGAGCATCTGGCGCAAGTGGAGCACGAGGTGCAAGTGGAGTTTCAGGTACTGGCGGCCTTGGTGGAAGCGGTGGAATGGGCGGACCGGTAGTCGCAATTATTGCGAAGACCATTACAGGAACCGGAACGGTTATGTCTCTTGCCATGATTGGTGCTGTCGGCGCTACTGGTGTTACTGGCGCAACAGGAACAACGGGTGCTAGTGGAGTTTCAGGAGTTTCAGGAGTTTCAGGAGTTTCAGGAGTTTCAGGAGTAGCGGGAACCACTGGTGCTACTGGGACCACGGGAGCCGCCGGAACAAAAGCACCCGACTACACGGTTACCCCGCATTCGGCTGGCCCAACTCACCATACGACCCCGTCTCACACGAATAATGGACACCATACGACCCCACACCATGTTAATAATGGACATCACCATACTCCTGGTGGGCATCATACGACTCATCACCATGTGAACCATACGCATACAGTAAACCCACACCATCATTGTTGCGACTCACATAACGCTAAGTACGGACATTATGCTGGGCACACGGTTAATGGTGGACATCACCATGTGGGCCACCACCATACTGCCGATGGTCATACCCATCCCCATCACCATACGAATCCTCATCACCAACAGCACGTAAATCCTCATCACCAGCAGCATGTACAGGCTCATACCCATCACCACGCCAATGCAACCGTTCATTATGTTGGTGGAGCGGGTGGAGCAGGAGGCGCTGGCGGAGCAGGAGGAGCAGGAGGAGCAGGAGGTCTTGGGGGCGCGGGAGGAGCAGGAGGAGCAGGAGGTCTTGGGGGCGCGGGAGGTTCTGGAGGCACTGGAACTACAGGCGCAAGTGGAGTAAGAGGTGGAGCAGGTGGCGGTGGTGCTATTCTTATCTTGACAGAAACTACACCGTCTGGGTTGTCCTACGATGTACGCTCTGGCACTACAGCAGCATCTGACACGTATACAGCTTCTTCTGGAACCACTTATATACTTCTTAACGCTTAAAAAAACGGAGAAATCATGGAATTCAACTTAACTGCAGAACAAAAAATCAAATCACTGGAAGACACCAAGAAGCATATGCTCAACGAAGTGTTTGGACTCCTCGTAGGACTGGGAATTGACCCAGACGAGTTTGAACCCACAACATGGGTTCCAGCAGAACCACCCACAGGTAATGAAGCACGAGTAACGTCATTGTTGACTAATATTACTCGTGCAGACGCAAAAATTGCTCAACTATCATAAAAGGTAAAAATGAGCGATATATCGCTAATAGATACATCAAACTACAAGTGCTATTACAGTATTGATGGCACAAACGATTTTAAATTGTATACAGCAACACCAAACGGCAATGTTGAGTACACCAAATATGACACATTTACTTCGGTAGATAAGACGATTATTGCGTTTAGGGAACTAGACCCTTACTCTGGCGACTTTAACTATGTTCTTGTTTGCAATAATGAAGAGTCAATTATTGATGCTCTTTGCTATGACGACATATTAGGTCATCTTTCCAAAAACGGAATTAAAGAAGACGACATGTATGTTGTAATGGGTTCTAAAGTAGTAACTACAACCAATGCTCATCCCGCCGTTAAATTCAATGACCGTTGTGATACTGGCAAATATGGCCCTACCCGATTTCACCTAGAAGATGGAGTGCGTCCTGCTGTTACAGACATCACACTGTTTCAACATATACACACTGTTACAACAATGCTCAGTGTTAATGGTACAGCGCATGTTCTTTATGGAGTAGTACCTAGGCTTGGAGATTCATTTAGAGATTGGCCTGGTGTCTCAAGTGTTGCTAAAACACTAACAGGAGTAATGAAACTTATTATTGAGTGGGCATCTTTGGCTGACGAACCCTTCAATAGTTCTGATGAAATTTCTCTTTCATGCAAAAATTACATCGATACTCTCCAGATACCAGAAAATGTATTAAATGAGATATCCGAATATCAAGATGATATGCCTGTGTATCGTTACCTCCAAAACCAAGAAAATGCCCGTCATGGATTTACTGAACAAACTAGTGTTGGACCCTTGTTTTTAAACTGGATTAAGAACACTCACAGATACCGCACACTCAACGCTTTGGTACACAACCACCCTTCTCCTCCCGTTGTTCCGGAAGAAATACTCTCTTTAGAACGACAGTACATTGAGTCAAAAATATATGAAATCTGCATCAAGTATGGTATAGAGTTGTCTTTGTCTCCACTAGAAATATTGGAGCAAATTCCGCCCTTCACTGATTTGACACTAAGTCAGTGGATTCTTGAAGTTAACTACATCAAGTCTTACATAGCATATTCGTAGGTAAAAATGAATAACAATTTATCGTTTTGCATTGTTGGTTCAGGAACCGCTGGATTGGTTTCCGCTTTATTGCTTCGGAGAGCATTTGTTAATTCTGAAATTACAATAATCTCTTCTTCTAAAATAGGAATTATTGGCGTTGGAGAAGGTTCTACAGAACACTGGCGCGAGTTCATGAACGACTGCGACATTCCGACTGGTGAACTTATTGAGAACACAAGCGCAACTCACAAATATGGTCTTCGTTTTGAAAACTGGACAACCCACACTCCTGACTATTTTCACAGCATTGGCGGGGTGGACGACATATTTGCCCACGGGTTATTTGCTACCTATGCTGGATTTGTTGACTCCAATAAACTAATTACTTCCCAGACCGGAAGTGCCGGTCTTGTGCAGAACAAAATTGGTAGACAAAACATCCACAAGACAACAAATCAGTTTCATTTTGATACCAATAAACTAAACGATTATTTAACAGGACTATGTTTCTCAAGAATGATTAAGTTCATTGATGCCGAGGTTGATTCAATTGAACTTGACTCGGAAACTGGAGAAATATCTTCTGTAACAACAGAACATAATGCAGTTATTTCTGCTGATTTTTGGATTGATGCCAGTGGTTTTTCCAGAGTCCTTATGACAAAACTAGGAAACACGGAATGGGAATCTTTCTCCCCTTACCTTCTTTGTGATTCTGCAATTGCTTTTCCAACAGAGTCTGACCCTAATGGGCAGATTCGTCCGTACACCCGTGCAAGAGCAGCATCTTCGGGATGGATGTTTGAAATACCAACACAAGAGCGTCGCGGCAATGGCTATATCTTTTCTTCTGCCCACATATCCGTAGACGAGGCCATCAAAGAAGCGGAAGCGATGACTGGATACAAGGTTCCAGAAAATCCCAAAACTTTTAAATACGATGCAGGATTCTTAAAAAACCAGTGGGTAAAAAACTGTGTCTCCGTAGGTCTTGCTTCCTCGTTTGTTGAACCCCTAGAAGCCACCAGTATCGGGAGCACGTTAATTCAGTTAAAAATGCTTATTCAGAACGTCGCTTCATATACTAAAAAATCATCAAAAATGCAGATTGCGTACAACAAAACGATTACGGGGACAATGCGTAACATATTGACAATGATTAGGTTGCATTATGTTTCCGATAGGCGAGACTCACAATTTTGGATTGACCAATCTGAAATGCCTCTTAATGACGAACTTCAGGAACTAATTGATTTATGGTCTGAAAAAGTTCCATCCAGGTACGACCATTACCAAGAGATAAACCTAATGTTTCATGTACCTCATTTAGTTCACGTCATGCAAGGCCAAGGGCTTTTACCAAAAGAACCATCTTCGCTCGCCCTTGATAGACTAAACCTGCGACAAAAGGTCAATTTGGAAATGGACAACTTTAGGAACTCCAGGCACAACCACGAGTTGGTTGACCATAAAGACGGATTGTTAGAAATTCAAAACATAGACGAGGAGTACAGACGGTGAAAAAGAAAAAGTCAGTTAAGCCAGGACATATTAGGGTAACGCCAGAAGACAACCGCTTAATGGAGATGCCTCCCTATTTAAACTCGCAACTAACAATGCCTAAGTGGTACAAAATAATGCCCAGTGGTGCTGGCTTAAAAAAGTGTGCAGGACTCAACGACTACCTAGCAGCAGGAATGACTGTTCCTCTTTGGAGCAATCTGTATTTCAGGCCAAACCCAGAAAATGGATTCTGGGAATCACGCATTGAAAACATGAGCCCACCACTTGAAAATATTGCGGTACAGGGTTTCCCTGTTCAAGACACGCCTGGATGTCCTGTTATCGGAGTTCGCAAACTTGAAAATATGCAATATCCAAAAATCGTAACTCCTTGGCGCTTTGAGACTGCACCGGGTTGGTCTTCCTTGATACTTCCATTATCTTGGGAACCAAACCAAAACTATGATGTTTTACCAGCAATTGTTCATACTGATTTTTATCATGTAACTAATATTGTTTTAAATATAAAAACAAATACTGATTTTATGATTCCATACGGAACACCAATGATGCAGGTAATTCCATTTAAACGGAGTACCAACCTTTCCGCTATTGAGTTTGAAGATGAATCTTATTTTAAGTATGTTGCAAACAGCGGTTTTGGGTCTGGATACATCATGCCATCAATAGGTACCGCAGGTCCTTATAGACGGCATAAACACAAAGTTGATATTGAACTAGCCAAAAAAGAAAAGTAATGCAAGTACTACATCCATCGTTGTGGGTTTACAACAAATTGTTAAGCAATCCCAATGTAATTATTGACTCCATAGAAAAAGCAATAGACAACGATATTTCTTTAAATTGGCAATATGCCAGCACGTTTGAAGATAAAGATAACGGAAGTGTTCAGAATCTTTATCGAAGCAATAAAACTATAAACCTAACAAACAACGTCATGGTTGATGGTAGTGCGCAAAAACTTGATGAATACGTTTTTAACGCAGTTACTGGAGCCACCCGAGAATATGCCGAACATCACGGTCTGGGTGGGTTGTTTGATGAAACCTATTTTATTTTAAAATATGAAAAAGGGACAGAATACAAACAGCACTTTGATTGTGGTGGGGACCACAAAGACAGGGTCCTATCTATGATTGCTTTTTTGAACGATGACTTTGAGGGAGGGAAACTAGAGTTCCCAACTCTAGGAATAACGTACCAACCATCTGCTGGCGACGTTGTGTTTTTTCCTTCTTGTTATTCTTTTCCGCACATTGTTCACCCTGTCAGTGAGGGTATTAGATACTCTCTTGTGACGTGGCTGCGTTATGAGTAAAAAAAGAGACTTTCTCATAGATAACTATGTTCATGTACCTAACTTTGTAGACGCCTTGGTTGTCTCTCTTGTGTCAAAATATGCACTCTTAAAAGAAGCGTATTCTTTTAGCCCAGACACAGCACAGGTAATTAACGCTCATGCCGTTTATGCTGACTTCCTAATGGAGTCTCTGCTTCTGGACTATAAAGAAAAAGTAGAAGAAGTCACAGGGTTGTCACTAATCCCTACGTACTCTTTTTACAGGGTCTATAGGCGAGGTCAAGAACTGACTCCGCATATTGACCGACCTGCTTGTGAAATATCAGTAAGTGTTTGTTACGAATATGACTACCAGGGAAAAGACTACGAATGGCCACTCGTTATGGGAGACACTCCAGTCGTGATGAAACCGGGTGACGGCGCTATCTATAGGGGAATGGAAGTAAATCACTTCCGACCCGTATTCAATGTCCCCCAAGATTCGTACCATATTCAAGGTTTCTATCATTACGTAGACGCCAATGGTCCTTGGAGTAGTCACGCGTATGATAAAAAAGAAAACTCTCATCTAAAATTAATAGAAAAACCAGTCGTAGAAGAAAAATTAATTTAGAAACAGTACGAGCAATATCGCGCCGATGAAGCCCGTGCTTTCGTAAATAAAATGAGTAGATAGAATATGCTAAACAAAGTAATACAAGCAACAAAGACAATGTCTCACAAAGGGTATTGGACTAAACCAAACATCGTGGAAGCATGGGGTTTTACAACCAAAGTTGCTATTATCTTCCCTGGTCTGCTCTTTGGGTACCAATGGTGGTGGATTTACTTCTTTGCCATCGCATCAAGCCTTGCGCTTATCTGGTCATCAACTGAAAAGACCCTTCCAACTATTATTCTATTTAATGTTGCATGGACAATTCTTGCCAGCCTTTCAATCCTGAAGCATTTCTGGTGGGTTTAGAATAAATTTTTATGCTGCCTAATATGCTCGTAGTTCAATGCAGGGGGAATCAGTTCCTCATCTTTGACAAGCCTGATGTAATCAGTGACGGACTCAGGTCAGGTGCTGGTCATGACGCATGGCTGGAATATTATTCAACAATCCTGATTGGGGACAACAGGGACGGAGTGGTCCTGGATATCGGCAGCAATATCGGAACCTATGTTGTTCCTTTGGCTAAACGATTCCCCGGTATTGAGTTCTACGGTTTTGAACCGCAGAGGATAGTTTTCTATCAGTTGTGCGCCAATGTCGTTTTGAATGGTCTAGAGAATGTTCATCTAACCAACAAGGGTCTTGGGGAGACTGCAACCGAGGTTGAAATATTCACTCCGGATTATTCGGTTGAAGTGAATATTGGTGCTTTCAGTTTGGATGCTGGCGTTCATGAGAACAACAATCAGTGCGCCAGTCAGGGCAAGTTGGAAAAGATACAAATTGACCGACTGGACGATTACGGATTTCAGAACATCAGGCTCATCAAGATAGATGTTGAAGGTCTTGAGTTGGTTGTTATCAAGGGTGGTCTAGAAACCCTCAAGGCAAACGACTACCCACCCATCATCTTTGAGACGTGGAGCATTATGGACTGGTACCAAGAACGGCGCAAGGAAATTCTTGTTTACGTTGAGTCACTTGGCTATGACGTCACCTCAATTGGCGACAACTGTATCGCACAGCACACAAGCCGAAAAGTCATTAAGTGGGCCGTAACTTAATAGGAACGTGGTGTAAAATAGGGGCATATGGCTATTGATTTCCCAGACTCCCCCTCGCCCGGTGCTAACCATACGGTAAACGGCAAAACGTGGACATACACGGATGGTAAGTGGGCGCTCAATGTTGACTCTCTGGGAGTTACTGGCGCAACAGGACCTAGTGGCCCAACGGGGGCTACAGGACCAAGTGGAGTTAGTGGAGTTAGTGGAGTTAGTGGAGTTTCAGGTGTTAGTGGACCATCGGGTGTTTCTGGTGTTTCTGGTGTTTCTGGTGTTTCTGGTGTTTCTGGAGTTTCGGGCGTAAGTGGTACTGCCTCTACGGTCTCTGGTCCACAAGGCGCTTCAGGAGTTCCGGGGTCAAACGGCGCGCAAGGCGCTTCAGGAGTTCCGGGGTCAAACGGCGCGCAAGGCGCTTCAGGAGTTCCGGGAGAACCAGGTCCACAAGGCGCTTCAGGAGTTCCGGGGTCAAACGGCGCGCAAGGCGCTTCAGGAGTTCCAGGGTCTTGGGCAACTTCACAAACAATTGTTTCAAGTGCAACATATACCCCGTCCTCGTCTGACGTTGGAAAGATGATTCAGTTAACCAATAGTGGCGACATCAACGTCACTGTAAATACGGGTCTTGGTTTAACGGCAGGACAAAGCATTGATTTTCTTCGTTTTGGAACCGGCAACGTAACATTTAATGGCACTGCAGTTCCAGTTGCTACTCCTGGATTAAAACTTCGTGCTCAATATTCTTCGGCTACATTATTCTGTATCACGACTAACAGTTATGTACTTATTGGCGACTTGAGCGCGTAATGCCTTTTCATAGAGGAACGATGGCGGGTGGCTTCCTAGGAACAGTACCAGGCACTCCCGGAACACCTACGGCTACAACATGCGCAAACGCACAGTCTGTTCTTTCTTGGACCGCACCAACAAACAATGGCGGTTCTGCCATCACTGACTATGCAGTTCAATACTCCACTAACGGCACTACTGGTTGGACGACGTTCTCAGATGGCACATCTGCATCAACCGGAGCAACAGTAACTGGTCTCTCTAACGGAACTACGTACTATTTTAAAGTGGCAGCAGTAAACACATACGGAACTGGCTCTTACTCAGGTGTGTCTACAGTGATAACTCCAGCAACAGCACCTAACGCCCCTACAAGCGTATCGGGTGCATCCAATGCAAACGGAGAATCTTCTGTGTCTTGGGTTGCACCAAGCGGAGCCGGAACTGGTGGCAACGGACCTCCGTTTACGTTCACGGTTCAGTATTCAACTTCAGCAACTTTTGCTTCTGCTGTTACTACTTTTGGAACAACATCATCGTCGTCACCATTAATAGTTAATGGCCTCACTAACGGAACTACTTATTATTTCCGAGTAAAAGCAACAAACTGTGCCGGAGATAGTTCGTACTCCACTATTTCTGCAGGCGCGGTTCCAGCAGCGGTTCCGGGCGCTCCTGGAACGGCAACATTAACAAACGGTGATACAACAGATACGTTTGCATGGAGTCAAGCAGCATCTAATGGCTCCACCGTAACTGCATACAGATATCAGGTTACTAACGACAACGGAACCACTTGGTACAGCGATATTGGCGGAACTCTAAATGGATATACGGAAGTTGCTGCTCTGTCTGCAGTTTTGGCTACCCAGTACAGAACTGACCGTTGGAAAGTAAGAGCCAGTGGCGTTAACGGTGTTGGTCAAGGGCCCTATGCAAGCGGACTTGCTCCCGAAGCCACTGTTGCTTGGGCTTTTGGTGGATATACAGATTCAGGAACGTGTGCTTCAGTAGCATGCAACTGTGCTGCTTGTGATTGCGGAACAAGTACAGGAACCAACACCACCCGGACTGGAAGTAGACTTTGCTACAGATGGACCAGGAGTGCTACTAGTTCCACCCCGGGTCCACTACGCAACTCAGACAACAGCGCTGCTTGCAGTGGCGCTTACGGCAGTTGCACGGGTGGAACTTGTACCAGTTGTACCGGTTGTGGCTCTTACACAAGCGCAGCCAAGACCGGCAACTTCAGTCAAGGCGGAATTGACTACACCTATACTGGTACTCCCGGTTCGTACTATGCGTTCCCTAACCCAACCTGTTCCAGTGGTTGCGACTTCAGCACCGCTTACTATTCTGTTACGGTCTGTAACGGGACAAATACAATTAACCTCACTTCCAGTGACCCTTGTTACAATGTCTTCGGTGACCCTTGTTAATTTCTGTAAGGAGAATTTATGTCTGATGTATCAATAAAATTTTTAGTTGTAGAAGTGGACGGTGAAGCCGTGCTCAAATACCCATTCCCTATTTTTCAGGATGAGGACAATTTTGAAATGATGGAAGCGGTCCTTGCGTCTAGCCCGGTTCTTCGCCTGGTTGACTCTGTTGAAATTGGTGATATCTGGGATGGACAAAACTTCGTAACTCCTGTAGAGTAGTCGCATGAGATTTCATGTAGTAGGTCTTCCTCACGCAAATACAACCCTAGATTTCACGGCTTGCGCTTTTACTGAGAATGTTCGCAAATTCGCAATAATGATGAAATCCCTTAATCATGAGGTTTTTCTTTACGGTGGTGAATTCACCGATGCCCCCTGTGATGAGAACATCATGTGCATTTCCGAGCAGGAGCGCCTTGACTCCCTGGAAGGCAAGCATTATTCCCTTGCGTCTTTTGACTACGCCCTGCCTCACTGGGTGAAGTTCAACAACACGGCCATTGAAGAGATGGCTAAGCGAATTCAGCCAAAAGACTTTATTTGCGTTATTGGCGGGCGGGCGCACAAAGTCATTGCTGACGCATTCCCTCAAAATATGACCGTGGAGTTTGAAGTCGGGTACGGCGGCACCTTTGCCAAGTACAAAGTCTTTGAGTCCTACGCTTGGATGCATGTTGTTTATGGGGCGGCAGCTGGCAACCCCAACGATGTTGATGGTCAGTTTTATGACGATGTAATCCCGGGTCACGTGGACATTAAGGACTTTCCTTTCCGAGAGACTCCAGATGACTACTATCTCTTCATAGGACGACTTATAGACCGTAAGGGCTATCAGGTGGCAGTAGACGTCTGTAGGCACCTAGGAAAGCGTCTCATAGTGGCTGGACAGGGTTCTGTGCCCGATTACGGCGAGTATGTAGGGGTCGTAGGAACAGAAGAGCGAGCCAAGTTGATGGGTGGGGCGATTGCATCATTTGTGCCAACTATTTACACGGAGCCATTTGGATTAGTTGTGGCCGAAGCGATGGCGTGTGGCACTCCGGTCATCACAACCGACTGGGGCGCTTTTCCCGAAAACGTGATTCAAGGAGTTAATGGGTTTCGCTGCCGAACATTACAGGAATTCATTGACGCAGCAGTAGCTGCACCAAGCTTGGACCGTAAAGCGATTAGAGAATACGCAGTTAATCGTTTTGGCTTAGAAGCCAATGCTCTGCTGTATGAGAAGTACTTTGAAAGACTCCTGACTCTTTGGGGCAAAGGTTTCTACGAACTAAAATAGCAAAGAAGTCATTACCGACTGCGCAAGTAGTTGTATAATATGGGAGCTACTGCTTACCAAAAGGATACAGATGGCTTTACAGATATTCACACCGGGCCAGACCTTGACGGCTACACAATTAAACAACCTTCAGGCTACATCTTATAACGCAACCCAAAAGGTTGTAACGACCGTGTCTTACTCTTTGGTTTCATCCGATGTAGGCAAGACGCTTGTTTTTACAAATGCTGGAGCGATAACTGTCGCAGTTCCTGACGACCTTGCTATTACTGATGGCGACACCTTTACACTCATTCTGGGGGGCTCTGGTTCTCTTTCTTTGGCCCCAGACGTCGGTGTGGTTATTAACTCTGAAGGAGACCTGCAGTCTCTTTCTAACCAGTGGGCAAGCATGACACTAATGCAATACGATACTAATGAATTTATCCTTGGTGGACTAACTGCAATTTCTACATCAGAACTCATTGATGCCAGCGTTGTCGCAAGCAAAATAGCCACAGGTGCGGTAACTTCAGACAAGATTCTTGACGGTACTATTGTTAACGCAGACATAAATGCTTCTGCAGCAATTGCTTTAACCAAGACTTCTGGTACAGCAGCAAACCTAAGAACTGCCCTTGGTGGTGACCATACAGGAACTGGTGGAGCAGTTTTTGCTACCAGCCCAACCCTGACTACTCCCGTTCTGGGTGTGGCATCTGGCACATCATTGGGTCTTTCTGGCTCCCTGACTGCAGGGTCTCTCTCTACGACCGGCAGCACTTCATTGCAGCACGTTCTTGAAAAAACCACATACTCAACTAGCCAGGTGCCGACATCTCTAGCTATCGATGTAGTTGACGGTTGTATTTATTATTACGCCGGAACAAATTCCACTACAGCGACTATTAACTTAAATATTAGGGGAAATGCTGCAAGCTCGATTGACCTAAACTCCTTGGTAACAAGCGGTCGAGCAATCACGGTTGCTGTTATATGGAAAAATGGCGCAGCTGCCAGAACGCACGGAACCATTTCTATAGAAGGAACAACAACTGGAGTTTCTACATTTTGGTTTGGTGGCTCATCTGCCCCTGCTGAAGCTGCCGGTTTTCACTATGTTTATACATACACGATTATGAGAACAAACTCTATAACGCCGGCAACGTATACGGTATTTGCAAGTCAAGCAAAATTTGGAGCATAAATGCCCATACTTGCTTCTCGTGCCGGCTTTATGTCGGGCAAGTTTGCTGCTGGTAAAGCGCCAGACGCGCCAACAGGTGTGACTTCTGCGCGCCTTAACCAATCCCTAAATATCTCAGGTACTGCTCCAGACTTTAATGGTGGTCTTGCTATAACAGATTACGAGTACGCACTTTCCACAAATAGCGGTTCAACATATGGTTCATGGATTTCTTCAGGTTCATCTAGTTTTCCTTTTCAAATATCAAATTTAACCAACGGTCAGGCGTACTACGTAAAAATTCGCGGAGTCAATGCCCTTGGTGGTGGAAACGAGTTTGGCCCGATAACTACGGGGACTACACCTTCGACCGTTCCTTCTGCTCCGACTAACGTATCTGGAACAAACTATGCAGATTCTCGGTCTATAGTTTCATGGACCGCACCTGCAGACAACGGAGCAGCGATTACAGGTTACAAAGTTGAATATGCCGTGAGTCCATATTCTAGTTGGACAACTTTTAACGCCGACACGGGCAATACTGCCACTTCAATTACAGTTACTTCATTAAATAACGGAACTTATTACAAATTCAGAATTTCAGCAATTAACGCTGCTGGAACTGGTTCTACTGGAACTTCAGTAAGCGCCTTCCTTCCTGCAGTAATACCTGGGGTACCAACCAGCCCGAGCATAAGCTCTGGTAGCGGCTCGATTACCATACAGTGGGGTGCTCCTGTATCGGACGGCGGCGCTCCTCCTGTTTCATACACTGTTGAAACTCAAAGAGAAAGCGACGCTTTTGTAGACAGAGGAACTCAAACGAGCCCGTATGCTATAAATGGTCTTTCAAACGGCTCGACCTACAGAGCGCGAATAACTGCAAACACGGTAGTTGGTTCTAGCGCGACAAAAGCTTTAACAGGAGACGCTATTCCTGGTAACACTCCAGACGCTCCGGGAACACCTACAGCAACACCATGTCAAAATACGCAGTCTGCACTTTCATGGACAGCAGCAGCCCCCAATGGTTCTGCTGTTACGGATTATGTAGTTGAGTATTCAACTTCGGCAACATTTATTGGAGGTGGAACGGTATTTGCTGACGGAACCTCTGCTTCAACTAGTGCAACAGTAACTGGTCTTAACAACGGAACCCCATATTACTTCCGAGTTGCAGCAGTAAATGCAATAGGAACTGGTCCATATTCGGGAATATCTACAGCAATAACTCCAGCAACAGTTCCTAGTGCTCCGACAAGCGTGCAGGCTACATCCCATACAAACGGAGAATCTTCTGTGTCTTGGGTTGCACCGAGCGGAGCCGGAACTGGCGGTAATGGACCTCCGTTTACATACACAGTTCAGTACTCAACTTCATCAACGTTTGCTTCTGCTGTTACCACTGTAAGCCCAACTTCAACGTCATCGCCAAAAGTAGTAAACGGCCTTACTAATGGAACTACTTATTACTTCAGAGTAAAAGCAACAAACTGTGCTGGAGATAGTTCATACTCTACAATTTCTGCAGGTGCCGTTCCTTCTACTGTTCCAAACGCTCCTGCGACTCCGACTGTTACCGCACTAGACGCCGGAGACACAATCAACTGGACAGCACCCGCTACCGGTGGTCGTGCAATTACGGCATATTATTACAAGGTAAGCACTAACGACGGACCATATGGCGCTGAAGTGCCAGTTGCTGCCAATGTTTTTTCTTTTGCTACATTAAACCAATACAGCGCGGATACCAAAAAAATTCAGGTACGTGCAGAGAACGCAAACGGAAGCAGTGGTTTCAGTACCGTTTCAGCCAATACTGTAGCGTGGGCTCAAAGTAGCGGCCAGGTTCAGAACAACCCCACCCCTTGTCCTGCTCCAACCTGTGCTGATTGTCCTGAACCAACCTGTGCTGCGTGTAATAATGCCCCAGACTGTTCCGGGGGTTGCCCGTGCGACTGCGGTACCGCTTCAAGAACAGCCTCGTCGGGAACAAGAGGAGCATCCATTATTGGAACAAGAGGGGCTCCAACTCTTGGAACAAGTACTAGAACTTGCTACAGGTGGGAAAGACCCGCAGCCGGAAGTACTGCATCTGGTTATGTCTATGCTCAAAACAGCACTTCTGGTTGTGGTGACTACTCCACATGTACTGCCTCAACGTGTGGAGCCTGTTCAGCCGGAACATGCGGTGATTGTTCGGCTGGAACATGCTCGGCTTGCTCGGCTTGCAGCGGCACAAGAACAAACGATACTGTAGACTTTGTTGGCCCGAATGGTTATACTTACTACTACGATGGCGTTCCTGGAAACTTTGTGGCATTTATTGGTTACCCAGACGGGTCAGGTGGATGTGATGCTTGTCCGCCAGGCCAATTCCGCGTTGCTTACTATAATGTAACAACGTGTCTTGGGGAACGTAGAATTATCGCAACAAACTGCAATACCTGTCAAGATTTTGGTTAAGGAAAATTTATGGACAATATAACAATAAAATTTTTAGTTGTAGAAGCAGATGGTGAAGCAGTGTTGCGATTTCCTATTGCATCAACACCAACTGATTTAAATTTTGAAATGATGGAAGCAGTGCTTGCGTCTAATCCGGTTCTTCGCCTGGTTGACTCTGTTCAAGTTGGCGACATTTGGGATGGACAGAACTTCGTAACTCCTGTAGGGTAGCAACATGGAAACTCCTTGGCAAAAATGGAAGCGCGAAAACGCTGAAAGACAACAATCCGGCAAAGTATCCCCTTTGGACTTTGTTAATCCGGACACAGAATATGCATCTGCTGAAGAAATACAAAGCAGAATGGAACTCTGTGAAGGCTGCGAACACTACCTTGCAACAAAACAATGTTCACAATGTGGCTGTTTTATGCCTTTAAAGACAAAACTACTTCATGCGGTGTGTCCAGTAAATAAGTGGTAATAAACTATTAGCTAACGCCTGCTAAAATGGTCTATAGACTATTTGAGGGCAGGGAAATGCGCATTAGATTAAGAAAAGGCTCGTGGATTATTATTCCAGCCCTTCTGGTTTCATTCTTTGCTCCTCCATTATCTCGCTCTGAGGCATCAACAGTTATAACAAACGGTGGGTTCGACGGTTCTAACGGCTGGACAATAGTCCAAAACGGTGGAAGTGGGATGGTCTTCAACGGAGCCCTTAGGTTTTCTTATGCAACTGGAGAAGTGAGTCAATCCTTTACAGTAAACCCAGGAGACACGGTGGAGGTTTTGTTTACTGTGGACAACTCCTCAACCAATAGTGTAGGTAGGGGGGCAATATCCGATACATGGAATGCATCCCTGATATCCGGAAACGCTTCAGCAACTACCGGAAGAACGGTTGCCCACAACCAAGAAGCGTTCACCTTGTCGTTGGTTGTCCCATCTGGCGTATCTTCTGCAACCCTGGACTTCAGCGGGATGGATAATGGTTACTGGGCTGGAGTCTATGGACCCATAATCGACAGTGTTTCAGCCAACATAACGCCAGCACCCTTTGTTGCGACAGGATACCCAGCAGACCAACAGTGGGAAGCTGTCACTTACGGCGCTGGAAAGTTTGTGGCTGTTGCTTCTTCTGGTGACGGCAACCGTGTCATGACTTCAACAAATGGTAATTATTGGACCTCAAGAACGTCTGCCTCAAATAGTAACTGGCAGGGAATTACGTATGCAGATAACCAGTTTGTTGCAGTTGGCTCAAATGCCGTAATGACCTCGCCTGATGGAATTACATGGACATCAAGAACTGCACCAAATGGCGAGTGGCAGGCAATCACAAACTGCGGTGGTCTTTATGTCGCTACTGCAACATGGGGTAGTAATTACATCATGTCCTCAACGAACGGAATTGATTGGACCGTTCGAACCCCTTCTACAGCATGGTCACATGATGCAGTTGCTTGTAGCGCAGAAGTCCCACGGTTTGTTTCTGTGTCAATGTACGGAAGGGGTTGGTCTTCCGCTAATGGAACAACTCTTTGGTCAACACAAAACCCTGGTGCGATAGTCGACATCCGAACAGTTGCGTTTGGCAACGGACGTTTCTCGTGGCTTGAATACAGCACAAATTCAGGAAATAGATACGGTGCGTACTCCACTAACGGAGTTAACTGGACCAACACCGCAAGTGCTCCAGCCAACCAGTGGAAATATATAACATATGGTGGAAACAAGTTTATTGCCGTAGCAGAAGGTGGAGTAAATTCTCGCTCTGCTTATTCAACCGATGGTGCAAACTGGACGCTTGGTTCTGGCGTACCAAACAACTCATGGCAAGGTGTTGCTTATGGGGCGGGAAAATACGTTGCTGTAGCAAACTCTGGCACAGGAAACAGAGTAATGACCTCCACTAATGGGCAGTCATGGGAAAGCCTTTCTGTTAGTTACCTTAACCCGGTGCAAAATTTAACTGCGACAGCAAACAATGACGGAAGCGTAAGTCTTGATTGGGATGCTCCAGAGGCAAGCAACACTGAAATATACGGATACTCAATCAACTTTGTTGACTACGACAATGGTGTTGAGCGTGGTGGATGGGGTATCTGGACAGTTGCTGCGAATACGTCTTATTTACTTAATGATTACATGTTTACTGGAAGCAACCCGGTTACTACTGGGTACGGCCCTGTCCGTTTCAAGGTTTACGCAATGACCGGTCCGTGCGCAGGTGTTGGAAGTGGTTCATGTATGTATGGCCCAAGCACGAGCGCAGATGCAGATGTTGTTGAACCTGTTTCATCTACAACTACTAGTAGTACTAGTACCACCAGTACATCAATAGTGCCCACAACGACCACAAGCACAACAATAGTTTCACCTGTTAATAATACAACAACTACTGAACCAGAAGTTGTCCCCCCTCCTATTGAGACGATTCCAACAGATAACACCACTGTTTCAATTCCAGAAACAGAAACACCAATCTCACCAACTACAACAACCGTTATTGAAAAAATATTTGACCCAGTGGAGGTAACCCCAGTTGAAGCACCCGCGAGCGAAGGTGAAACCGAAGACAATGGACCCGCCGCCTCGGTACCACAATATGCCCCAGAACAAGAGACAACAACACAAACGGACGAACCAGCGATAGAGGTACCAAAAGAAACTCAAGACGCAGCCGACGCTGCAGTTGCAGATATTTTTGACGCTCCTATATCTGATGCAAAACTTGCAGATGCTGTCGACGGCCTTATTGCCGATGCTGGCACACCAGAAGAACTTACTGCTGTAGTCAACTCTCTTCTTGACCAAGAACTAACAGACACCCAGTTTGCAACAGTTATTGATTCGGTTTTTTCTGAGCCTTTATCTGATGAGAACTTTGCTGCTGCAGTAGATGCGGTATTTGCCGACACTTCTACATTGAGCAATGAACAGTTTGACACTGCAGTTCAGGCAGTGTTTGATGGGCCTTTGTCAACCGAGCAATTCAGCGCTGCTCTTGATGCGGTTTTTGATGAGCCAATATCTGATGAAAAGTTTGATGCCATTATCAATGCTGTTTTGGACGAGCCACTTTCGGATGAGCAGTTTACAGAACTGGTAAATGTCTTGGAATCAGAGACAGTTACCGAAGAGCAAGTATCTGCCGCTGTTGATTCGGTTATTGAAAACGGTGTTACAGAAGACCAAGCAACAGAACTTGCTACTAGCGCAAAGGTTTTGCAGAGCATTGACGGAGAACAGGCAACAGAAATCTTTGATGCTGTGGATATATCAAACGTAACACCAGAAGAAGCTGCGGCTCTGGTTGCAGCGGTTCAAGATGCTCCTATTGAAGTCAGAGAAGCACTGGAATCGGAAATTAACGTATTCGATGGAGCCATCGATACGTATGTTCCACTTGGTTCTGCTGTTGACGTAGGCGTACGTCGCGTGATAATAGCAGCTACTGCTGTATTATCTATTACGGCAGTACCTACTGCTCCTCCTGCCGGTCCTTCCGGTGGTGGTTCTGGTGGTGGTTCTGACGGTGGCACAGATGGAAACCCTAGCGATAGCAGAAGAAGGCGCAAATGAATCTCGTAAAGACAATAATCAGAAAATTAGCCAATGAGGTTCATGCACTTGCGTGGACTCTTGCTGGTGCCATAACGGTGCTAATCACACTATCGGGCAAAACACAAGTGCAAGGCTTGCAGATTACTGTTGCAGCTCTAGTAATTCACCTCATTGGTGTGCTTCTTAGAAAAGACAACAAAGAGTAGGCCTTTACCTATAGACCTACTTGTAGTGTTGTAAAATATAGCTACCCCCAAAGTAGGGCTCTTCTATAAAAGGACAACCAATGGCTCGTAAGTACACTGGCAATACAGACGGAAATTCTGGCAAAGCACTCCCAGGAACCCAAAAACTCCTAGAACTCTGTGGGAAAAGATGGGGTTTTACGAACCTGGGGATTTGGGCCAATCGGTCGATGAAAAATCCTAAGGCAATTCCTGGCGACCCAAAGTGGCTGAGCGTTCACGCAACTGGCCGCGCAGTTGATATGGGCTACACAGACCGTAAGAAGGCCGTAGAGGCATGGAACTGGTTCCTTGCTAACACTGCTGCGCTCGGCATTGAAGAGATGCACGACTACGCGTTTGACAAAGACAAAGCCGACAAAGAGGCTGGCTGGGGACGCGGATATAGATGTTCTCGTGGTGAAGGCTCAGACCCTAAATCGGTTAAGGTTTATGATGAAAATGATAACGCTGGCTCGCAGGGCGGGCATTGGCTGCACGTAGAGCTTTCTCCAGAAATGGCTAAAGACGCTGCAAAATTTGAAGCTGCATGGCGCGCCCTTCCTAAGCCTGGTGCATAGTTCATGGAAGCAATTACAGTTGCTCTCATCACGGTTGTCGGTGCCGTACTAGTTGCCCTTGTTGAAAAAGGACGACGCGAAAACAAATCTGACCATGGAGTTGTTTCAGAAAAGCTTGACATTATGGGCAAAAGTCTTGGAAGGTCTATTGACCGCGTTGAAGAGACTGTTGTTCGCAACGAAGTAAAGCTTGACCAACATATTCGTGACCATGTAAAGGGAGATGCCTGATGGCCGGCAAGAAACCAGCAAAAGCCATGGCTGGTCAAACTAAGCAGGCAGCAAAAGACCCTGCTGTTTACGGACAGCAGACGATGTTCTGGGGGTTGAAACTATCTCCTTCTATTTGCCCAATGTGTGCAAGAAAAACGGTGCGCGGAATGGTTCGCGTAAAGCAAGATAAAATTTACTGTTCAGAAACATGCGCAGTAGCAAGTACTCCGGTGGAGGCGGTATGAAAACCTTATTCTCACTAATGGGCAGAATTGCTGCAGTTTTTGGCTCAAATGCACTGGCTGCAGTTGCCGGTGGTGCGGTATTCGGTGTTGAACTCTGGAAGAGCGCAGCTATTGCTGGTGTAATGGCGGCTGCAAAGGTCTCAGAGGCTCTCCTGCGCGCGTACGCAGACGATGGTGTTGTTGATAAAGAAGAAATATCGGCAGCTTTTGGCGGAAACAACAAAGCGACTATACGCAAAAAAGCAGCTATAGCTCAGTGATATAATTGAGTAGGAGCGGGCTGTCAAGGGGATGCTCCTAATTATTTAAATTTAGCCAATCGAGTAGTCTGTACACATGGAACAAGAACTCAAATGGAACAAAGATGGACACACCATCACATTCCTTCTCGAAAAAGGCAACTTGGTAATAACGGGAATACATTGCCCGACCACCGAAGAGTGCACCATGAAAGATGGCAATTGCGTCTTTAGGGCATTCATTCAAATCTATGGGATTGAATGCAATGTAGGAGTAGTAGAGATAGCCCCAACTTTGGAATTTGCTTGGGCACTAATGGGAGATACAGAAGACCCGATTAATGATGGTCAGCTTTGGATTATCCCTGTAGACGATGAAATCTTTAAAGCTTGGGCAGAAGCTCAGAATGGGTCTGGCTCTTCTTGACAAATGCGTAGTGCCCTACGCAAATGGATGATATCAGTAAGTTCATAGAACTTTTCTAGGTCAACTGCGTAACTATTTCGACCAGCCAATTTTGTCTTTGCTACAAGCCCTGATTCTATAAGGGTTTTAATGGTCTTTTGGACCGCTGCTTCCGATATGCCGAGGTAGATAGACAGGGCGCGTTGGGTCATAAACGGCTCGTCTATGAGGGTAATTAGCATGCGCGCCGGCGCAGTGAGCACTGATATCACTTCCCCATTAGAGTAAGAAGCCATTTTCCCGCTAAGCGCCTGCACAATCTGAGCCGAAATTTGCTCAGGCGTACTGTTATCGTCATGGCCTTTTTTGATAAGCATTTCTATGGGGGAAGCAAGCCCGCCATACTCAAGTTTTCGTTTGTCCATAGTCCACATCTTTACATAGTTGACAGCCCCATACTAGGTGTGCCTATAGTAGTGTTGCAACCGAACACATGTTCGGCATCACCAACAAACGCGGAAGCAGAGGCATCATGAGCGTACAGGACCAACAGGCTATAAGCAAGCCAGCTTTCAACAAATTGCGCGACAATCTCATTAGCTTGTCCTCACAGTCAGGGCATGGACCGTGCGCGCTAGGCAAAATAGCCAACTCGCTCGATGATGACACCAAGGAAGCACTGTTTGCCGCTATGGCAAGTTCTGCGTCTTCCAATGCGATAACAAACAGTCTACGTGACGCCGGCATGATAATTGCCCGCTCCACGGTAGTACAAAAGCGTACATGCTTTAGTGAGAGTGGTTCTCATATGTGTGCATGCTTCCCAGGCCTTTACACAGGAGAAGTACAATGACCGACAAAAAAGCCCTTAACAATAAACTTGTTAAACTCGCCACCCAAGAAAAGGTCGAAAGCCAAAAGAGTAAAGTTCTGGGTGATATCGCTCAGATGCTCGAGCGCAAAAACATCAGTCTTGATGAAATCGGCAGTATCCAACGTGTCTCTTTATACCAGTCCTTGACAAAAAATGAGGAAGGCGAAGCAGAAGTCCACGACTTAGTAGCCCTCCAGTTCTCGCCGGCATTTGAAGATGGACCTAAGTGGCCCGTTATACAGCAAGGGCCAGCGATACAAGTACCAAAAGTCAAGGGTTCAAAGAAGCCTAACAAGGGCTTCAAGACCTGTGTAGTCGTGCCTGATATCCAGATTGGTTACTTCCGCAATGCAGACGGAAAGCTTGAGCCTACTCATGACGAAAAAGCCATCAGTATTGCTCTTCAGATTATCGAGGACTTGAATCCAGAGCTGATTGTTTGCGTAGGAGACAACCTAGACCTTCCCGAGATGGGCAAGTACTTGACATATCCTTCTTTCCAGCAAACAACACAAGCATCAATCGATGCTGCGACCACTCTCTGTGCTCAAATGCGTGCTGCTGCACCAAATGCCAAGATTGTGTGGTTGGCAGGAAACCATGAAGAGCGCCTTCCAAAGTACCTTCTTGTCAACGCATCAGCTGCTTATGGACTCCGCAAGGGGAATACTCCTAAAGACTGGCCAGTAATGACCGTTCCTTACTTGTGTCGTATGGAAGAGTACGGAGTTGAGTTCCTTCCTGGATACCCAGCTAGCCACTACTGGATTAACGAGAAATTGCGCGTTATCCACGGTGACCGCGTCAACTCTAATGGTGTTACAGCAACCCGCTACCTCAGTAATGAGAAGGTTTCTGTCCTTTACGGGCATATCCACCGTATTGAAATGGCTTTCAAGACCCGCGAAGACTTCGATGGCCCTCGTACCGTCATGGCTGCTAGCGCTGGATGTCTTGCGCGTATCGATGGAGCTATCCCTTCCACTAAGGGCGGGGTTGACTTAGACGGTCGTCCACTTGTTCGTCACGAAGACTGGCAACAGGGACTTGGCGTAGTTACCTATGAAGACAAGGGTGAGCATCGGTTTTCCTACGAAACTGTTCACATTTATAACGGCTGGGGACAGTACCGAGGCACTGAATACAAGGGCTAACTAAAGAAACGCCCAATTATCCCTGCAATGTTCCCGAAACCCAAATAGCCAAAAGTCACTAGAGAGACATAGAGCCCATGACAACAATAGTAGGAATACAAGGAGATGGTTTTTCACTGTTATGTAGCGACTCTCGTATCTCCGACTTAGATAGGGATGGGGGAGTGTCTCAGATGTTTACTCTGGGTACTGGGCATTCCAAGATAGCGGTAAATGGGCCCTTCCATCTGGGTGCTGCTGGAGACTTACGGGCTATAAACCTTTTAGCACATGCCTTTGTACCTCCAGCACCGGTTCCCCAGGTGACCGGAAAGAAGCTAGACGCCTATATGACGGTCAAGTTTATACCGGAACTGCGCGACTGTTTTGAGAAGTACGGGTATTCGCTTCCAGAAAGAGACGCAAGCAGTCATCTGGCGGAACACGGGTCTATTTTGATGTGTTCTGTGAATGCTGTCATTTATGTGATTGACGGTGACTATTCATGGATTACAGACGCAGCAGGCTTTTACTCCATAGGAAGTGGGTCGCAGTTCGCATTAGGAGCACTACACGCCCTTGCTGGGGGTAAAAAGCTGTCACTGCAGCAAGCGAAGGTCATGGCATTAAAAGCTATGGCGGCAGCTGCTAAATATGACCCATGTACAGGATTGCCATATAACACGTTCGTACAGGAATCACCTACTAAGACAACTACACAGGTGGCCAAGAGTGTCAAAAAAAGAATCTAAAGTATCCAAACTAGAAGTATCCCTAGAAGATGTACCCGAGCCTCCATCTGTAGACGATATACAAGAAAAGGGGTGGATGTACTATGCCAACTGTAAAAAACAGACGGAGAAGATGTTCCCGAAGGGACATAAGGACATTAGTTACATACTTGATGCACGAGCCTTATGTTCCGGATGTTTCGTACGTGAACAGTGTCTTGATTACGCGCTCGAATTTCCAGTAGCAGATATGCACGGGATATGGGCTGGGATGACCAGTAGACAATTGGCAGCAGAGCAGAGACGTCGGGGGATTACTGCTATCAGGCCTACGCTGTCACAAATGTGGGGCGATAAAAACCGCTAGGTTCCCCGCACGCCACATTCTGCGCAAAATTTCATGTTTTGTAATTGCTTCCACTGTGGCTTACAGTCTGTACGGCCACACGGTTGAAGTAATTTCTCGCCGGCGATGTAGGAACGAATCTCGTCTGCAGTCGTAGGGATACGCGCCACTGGGTCAGGAGCAGGCGGCATGCCTTTCTCTTCTCTTAGTGCGCGCAAGAGGGTTGCTGACACCCAGACGTTTATTCCTACCCCGTGCTTGCGGCAGTGGTCGAGTATCTCGTTCTTAAACCAACCCGGTATCTGGATGACCAGGCTGTACTTCCCATCGCGCAGCTTAGCTCGCAGGGGTTTCCGAGGCATCTCTACTAACTAGTGTCAAGAGATACTCAGTGATAGTCATGTCGTATCCATCAGCTAACGAGATAATGAGGTTCTTCATCTCAGCTGGTATACGAATAGTCACTGTAGTGCTGACGCCGGCTGTGACATAGTTCGCCGGCCGACCCATCTTCTTACGCATGTCTAGACATTAGTCTAAATTTTTGGCGCGTAGTGGCGTGTCTCCCAGTTGTTGACAATCTCTGTGTAGGCTTGTAGGAAGAATGAACGGTCCCCATTTGTGCTCACTGCGAGGGAGGAGATGCCTCCCATGGCTTGTACTGCTTCGAGCACGCACTCGTGACAAATACCTGGGTCGTATGTTCCGGAGCTTACTGCTTTCGAGAGAGTCTGTACTTCAGCCCACGCTAGAGCCGGCGAAGGCGGAGGGACAAGTCGGCTGCTCATCTGGAGTATCTTTTTCCGAAGCGCAGCTGGACGAGGCATGTAAGTGTCGGAGAGAGCTAAAGCATCTACTGCAGCAACAGCCTCATCGAATCCCAGGTCCGACAACATACGTGTCCATGGACGGAGCACGGAAATCTTGACGGGCCCACTGGACGGCAGACGCTCGTTCCAGTTACCTAGAAGAAGTTCTGCTACTGCTTCGATTTCTTTACTGTTCATCGTCCAGCATCTTAGCAAACTTCTTGACACGCCACTCATCTCGGAAGATGAGCTCGATGGAATTATATTTCTTCCCGAGGTCATTCCCTCCCATGTGAAATTCTGACACTGCACACCCTTGTACGGCCTTTAGAGCGAGCTCGAGGCCATATGTGCCAATTGCATACGCGATGACTATGCGTCGCTCTTCTGTGAGCTTCATACGACGTACTGAGTGGAGATTAAGCCAGCACTCCCAGAGTTGATTGATGAGGTCTTCCCCCACCGAGTCTGCATACGAAGTAGCCGTAAATTTGGTTGCTACTTTTTTTCGGGTAGTCATAGTTGTCCCTTCGACGTTATAACTAAGACTAGAGGTACATCTAGTTTATATACACTTTTACTAGTACTTACTGTTACTACCTTTAGTTTAGGTAGTAAAAGACAAGAAGTTTATTACCCATAAATTCTCTCAGCTTTGCTGAGAAATTTACTGGAGACTAGTTACTCTTCCTATAGCTGAAAATTACATCGTCCATGCAATTAGAGGCAGCACAAAAGAACCTTGCTGAGTTACAGGCAAAGTAAATTGGAAGGTTTTTGGCCGGCCTTCGATTGGTGAAGCTCACAAGATACACGAGCTTCGGGTGGTTGTCAAGTCAAGTGACTTAATAACTTTGCAAAGTATATACACGCTCTTCCGCCACCGTCAACTCCTAACAAGGAATTTTTTGGGCTGTTAGCCCCGGTTGCGCATCTATTGGTGTAAAGTTTTTTTGGGAGGTCTCCCCTTCGCCTCCCACGAGTGGGGTGCGGCCGTACAAGTTTTGTAGGTGGCTTGCTACGGCCCCCCACTCACTACTTACTCGAGCTCCAGGAGAAACGTTTCGGCTGCCCACATGATGCCGATAGCTGCATAGCCGGCGACGTCAAGAAGATTGTCCTTTAAAGATTCATTGCCTGGTTCAAGACCGCGGGTCACGAGGTTCTCGAGACGTGCAATCTTGTCGTGGCAGCGGACCACTAGGCCCAGGAGACCAAAGCGTGCAATGTTCTGGTGACCGTAGTCGCGCTGCTTACGTACCAAGGTAGACGTCAGCTCGTCCCAGCTAAAGCTATGGCCAGTGTTGCGCGCGTAAGCATATGCTGCATACCCGGTCTGGGCCCATGCATCCACGACCTGGTCGAGGTCTGGGTCCTGCATGACTCGAGCATCGATTGCCACAAGACCCTCTACGCGGGTAAATTTATGGCGAATCTCGTTAACCGATATGGCCGGCATGGGGGTTGCCTCCGAGATGAGCTCTACCGCTCCCGCGGCAGCGGAATTCCAAGTTGGCTGTGGAGCCAGATGAGAATAGGTACGTGCGTTCATAGTTTAAAGACTAGTACGTCTCTTCCACCACCGTCAAAGGCTAGCGAGAAGTTTTTTGTGGAGCCAGGGATTTCTCGCCCTCGATGCATTCCATAATCTGGCTCTTCGACGTGTGAGATTTTTTGTTTCGACAAACGGGTGCACAACTGAGCGCGACGAATACTTCTATTCGATTGCTGCACTTCGGGCATTTCCAGACGCGTTTGTTTTTTTCCACAGAAGCGATAATACATGCATCAGCCACTATTAAGCGCTAACCATGATGAAAATAAATATTCCAATGAATCCAATTAGATTACCCATCAGCTCGAGGCCTTTAGCTCGTTAATCATTTTTAAACCCTTGTAAGCTACTTCGTCCCAGGACTGGCCCATGTATTCTTCGGCGATATCGACGTCACTGACTGGACCGTCCGCAACTTGAACGTGCAGTGAAATAAGAATAAGCAGCAGAGCTTCTTCAGCTGAGTCCGCCAGGCTAATGGCCGGCGTCTTGATTTTTTTCTTAGTCATTATGTACCTTCTGATGTATAGAGCGAAGAAGTTCTTTTACTTCTTCTTGTTCTTCGTGAGTGAACTTATGTTCGTCGATGATTATCGAGCGCGCTACCAGGGCCGTAATTGTTGGAACAACTATGAACACTGCGGTAAAAACCAAAAGCATCCCAGCTCCGCGGCCGACGAGAGACCTTGGATATTGGTCTCCGTAGCCGACTGTAGTAAATGTCATGAATGCCCACCAAACTGCATCACCAGTTGAGTGGTGCTCCGCTGCCACGTACGCAATTACTGCAGTTACGTAGACGCTAGCCAGGAGCGAGCTTAAACGTAGTAGTTGTTTCTTCATGGGCTAATACTTCCATAGTCTTCCGCCACCGTCAACCGCTAATAACAAAAATATTTAGCGCGCTAGGTTTTTATTATGTGAAGACACTGACGGATGAGCTGAGCCCACGTTCTCGAGCGTGTCTGAGTTATAAATAGTTTCGCAGCGATTGCATATGTAGTGCACGCCGTCCCATTCCTTAGGCGTCGGGGGTACATGCATCCCACGTGATGTACAGGTTTCAAACCCGTCACTGCGCGGGTTGTTACCGCACCCACATACAAACCAGTCACTGGATGTTTCTTTTAAATTCAAGTTCATGCGGACGCCTTTCATTCTGAACTCACAAAACCGCACCAGAACCCATGGGCCGTTAGGAGGTCTGCGATTTTATCCAGGCATTCACCATCAGTGTGGTCTTCGCCTGGAAGGTTTATGATGCTGGCGATTTCCTTAAGCAGGTCTTCGTTATTCACCTGTATCTCCTGTTCGGTTGATTGTTGGGTAGACGGGTCCGTAGCCGTTTTGTTCTAGCAGGTCGCAGACCATTTCTAGACACTCGCCATCGGTCGCAAGCTCCCCATCGATGCGCATGATGCGAATTATTTCTGCCATTAGCTCTTCTGAGGTCATGTTGGGTTCTCTTCCGTTGTGAATATACAATGCCAGCACGTCATACTAAAGATGTGTTCATCGTCAAGCACGACGGCTGATAGTACACCACCCTTTATCAACGTGTCACATTTTATGCAGGTATTCGTGTGATGTGTGAGTTCTTCTTGTTTCATGTTAGAGGTCTATACTTGTCGTGATGAACGGGAGGACCTTGTCGTCGATAAATATTCGTTCTTCATCAGTGACGTCGCGAAAGATTCCGTCGTCATCCATGGCTTCAGATATTGATGAGCTGAAGTTCATGTCTACAAATATTTTGCCGTTATCGTCGACAGTGACGATTACTATAGGGCACAGGACAATCTGTTTCATTATTTTACCTTCTTCTTTTTAGACAGGCAGTTGATGCATGTGTAGATAATGATTGCTGGGGTTACATCGTCTTTGATGTCCAGCGAGCCGTAGTAAGGCTCCCATAGCTTTTTACACCTATGACAGTGTGTGTAGGTAGGAGCTTCGAAGTCGTCTTCGTCGTGGTCCATGATTTCCCCCTGGTAAGTAGTTAGTTAGGTATGGGGTGCACGCTACACCCAACACCTCAGTTTTCCAATATGACGTTTGTCACATCTTGACGAGCACACGATGTTGCTCGACCCATTGCTCTCCACTGCCATTGAGTGGCTTGACTAGTAAGTCGAGGTGACCGAAACGAACACGGACGTCGGAGATTTTTACACCGACAGTGAGTCCTTCGATTGACACTGTTCCTACTTCGCCTTTGAAGCGTTGTGGGTTTAATTCCTCAATTGAGGCTTTGCTATACGTACGTACAGGTTGTTGCATGTCTGCTCCTTCTTAGCACTCTGATGTGCTGAGTGCTAACGCTACCGACTACACCCTGCAAACCACAACCTCTCACGTAGGAAAATCTCGAGGGCCCTCTTCCACCACCGTCCGGTAGTCGAGTAGCCCCGCGGGGGAAGAACCGGTTCCGGGGCCCCAGAGTTCCGCCGCAGCCGGCTGCCGGAGAAGTAGTGTCAAGGGTATGACAAGTACATCAAAATGGGACAGAAACATAGACGCTTTGCGGGATTTTGTAGGGAAACACGGTAGTGCCTTGGTTCCAACAGCTCATAAACACGAGTTTGACGGGAAGATTGTTTCTCTCGGAGCTTGGGTGAGCTACTTGCGTATCAAGTATCGCGGCGGTCTGGTTAGCCCCGATAAGATTTCCCAGTTGGAGTCTTTCCCTGGTTGGTCTTGGGGGCCTTGCAAGCCTGGCCCTCTCGGTAATCCCGACAGAGACAAGAAGATGATAGAGATGCGCACTAACGGTAGTAGCCTGCAAGCCATCGGTGACGAGTACGGTCTGTCTCGTCAGCGTGTTCATCAGATACTTGGCAGACTTGGATACAAGGAAAAAACAAATGCGTAACGAGGACTTTCATCGCCCTTACACAAAGTCGGGTGTGTCAGAAGGCAGAGCCGTAGTGTTAGGAATAATCATTAGTGGGCTTGTCTATGGGCTTACACTTTGGACAACGCTATGGTTTGTCCGTTCGTCAGGTATCGCTTCGTGGCAAATGCCATTCTGGAAATGCGTTCTTCTGACCGACTTGATAAACGCGCTGCGACTTTACGACCAGCAGGTATTCAGTAAAAAACAGTAGGGTCTTCCACCACCGTCAGGTGGTAGTGATGAGTTTATTCTGACTGTCGGAAAACCATCAGCCCTGCGACTGATGAACCTTCGTGCGTTGGGTCTGCGAGTGCAATACCTGTTACCCACGCTTCTTTTGGTAGTGGCTGTGTCGGGTCATCGCCTACTATGCCACGCACCTTCTGTATCGCTTCGCTAATCGCTTCGCCGTCTGAGTGTGCTTCCACATCTACGCCGACCATAACTTGTACTCGGTACTTGCTCATCGCTGTCTTTCTGCCCGTACCTAAGTGTCGGGTCTTTCTTTTGCTCGCCTCTACGGGCTTCCTGTGAGCCACTTTCTTTGAGATAGTCAGGCAGGTGGGGAGAAAGGGGGTGAAGCCCCACCTGCCGACAACTAGCCACACTCAACGATAAGTGAGTGTGTGACCTGTGCGCTCTTGATAAGTGTTGGCAAGGTGGCTCGGAACGATGCTACGCACCTTCTCGCCCTTGCTCATCGCTTTGAGCATTGCTATCGCTTGTTCAGGTGTCTCTGCCGTGTAGATACCAAACTGTTTTACGAGTCCGATACATTCCATAACTAAGTCCACTCCCCAACTATCGCCTACGCCCGTGACACCACCATCTGTTACCCAGATTAGAGGCGAGTTGGAACGCTGACGCTTAGAGATAGCCCAACGGATAGCAGGCGCATCTACGCCATTGCCACCGTTAGGGTCAGGAAGGTGACTTACGCACTTTCCCTTGTTAGCGACAACATAAAGGTTGGGCTTATTGCTACGCCCACCTGAATACTGAGCCACGAGAGCCGATGGTGCGTTGAGTACCATCTCCATTACTTCATCGTGTGACAGGCTCATAGAACCACTTGTGTCAATGAGTACAACTCCACCAGCACCTTTCACAGTACGGTCAAAGATACGCTTGTCGGGGTCTGTGAGTAGGCGAGACATACGGCGTGGATTACGCCCCATATTGGTAGCGATACGCTTACGCCCTAACGCACCCATTACATTACGGTCTAGCATCGGTGTGGAAACTTTTAGTTTTTCCCATAGTGCGTCACGAGACTTTTTAGGAATACTGCCACGAGCGTTCCAACCCTTGTTCGCATCTATCCAACCTTGTCCAGCCTTTTCTAAGGCTTCTTTGGGGTCAGTTGCTTCTGTGCCTTCGCCAGCAGGCTGACCTTGTGGCTGACCACTCGGATTATCCGTGAGTGCGCCTACTACTTCCTCTACCCACTTGGCGTAGTTTTCTACATAGCCAAATCCCGATAGGTGTATGCGTGAGTGCGTACCACCGAGAGTTTGTACGCCGTGACTTTTTATGATGTTGTTGTAATACTCAACACCTTTGTCTGTGATGTAAGTAAGGTACTCCACCCACTCAGGGTGGTGCTTAGATATTCCAGCAAGGTAGTCGCCGTATCCAGCAGTATTGCGATAGGCAATACAGGTAGCAACGGCGTTCAGAAAGTCACCGTGCTGTGCTGTGCGTTCACCATCTAGGCGTTCACTCCCGTCACGCAAGTGTGTCTGTGGGTCAAATCCTGAGTGTTCTAAGAGCATATTTACTCGTAGTTCTTCACACACAGTCATTGTCACTTGTTTTGCGTATCCACGAGCAATCCACTTGTCAAACTGTTTCGCATTGGGTGAAACTTTTGCGTGAACCATCTCGTGACCACGAATAGTGCGAGAGTGTTCATCGTCATACAACGGTACAAACATTTCACGGTCTGTCACATTGGTCTTTGGCTCACCACGCTTCGCTTCTACGCCCGTGATGTTCCAACGCTTGTCTTTGCCTGTGTTGTCGTTACGACCTAGCATCTCAGGCTCAGGGCTTTGGGGCGTGAACCCCTTAGCCGTTATCTGAGTGCTTATCGGGTCATCTGTTATGCGTGACATCTCTCCCCCTACTTTTGTGTAGAGAGAGAGTTCACGGCAATAGCGTCAATGATGCTTTTGGCGCGTTCGCCAAATACCATAGTCGCCGCCTTTTTTGTTCCGAGTGCTGTACGCAACTTGTCAAAGGCGTAGAACGAACGGAGAGAGATACGGCGTTCACCTGCGTCACACATCTGACGAGCGTACTCACGCAAGTCCTCACTCATTTTCATTAGTGCTGACGGGTGTGGCTCGTTGATACGGATACACACAGGGAAACGGTCTTTGAGTGCCATCGGCAACTCGTTCATCTGCTCAATGTTTGTCGTCATTACAACAGAGAAACCGTCACGGGGTACGACCATCTCACGGGTCTGTGGGTGTTCCCATTGTGCGCTTTCAGGGCTGTCTGTCATTGCTAGTAGTGTTGCGAACACATCGCCACCAGCCTTGTCAATCTCGTCAATAACAAGACGACCACCTGAGACACCATCTCCACGCCACGCACGGATAGCCTGTCCGTCTAACCACGACCACGAACCGTTGTCGTTAGGTTGCCAGCAACCTGTGACATCTGAGTTGGTCATATCGTCAGTACAGATAAGACGGTAAGCACCACTATCGGTGTTTCCGTAGTTCAGTCCAGCAAAGGTCTTGCCTGTTCCAGCAGTTCCAAACAAGATAAGTCGGTCAATGCCTGCTTCCAGCGCATCGCTTACTTGTTGCCAGCAGTCGGGCAGTTTGTAGCCCTCTGTTTCTAGTATTGTTGCCATTGCTTCCCCTTTCGTGGGAGTTAGTAGGTGAGTTTGAGTGTAGCCACTTTCTTAGTAGCACACAACTTGGTAGCCACTTTCTTAGTGGCTGTTCTTGTATGGGGTGGGGAATATCCGTTACACCCACCCCATACGAGACTTTATGACTAGGCGACCTGCGCTTTGTCGGTGGACTTGGACTTAGCATCGGGAGAGATGTTGTAGGTACGCACCTGTGAGTAGGTGGTGACGGTGGTGACTTCATCGGCAACGCTCTGCTCAATGATGATGCCAACGGCTTTCTCAAAGAGGTCTGCGTCAATGACGGTCTTTGTGACCTTCTTGTAGATAGCAGGCTTCACGAGCATTGCCAACTTGTCTGCGTCAAAGGCACGGCGTGTGCCTGTGATGATGCTGACCTGAACGCCATCTATGACGCTCTCTGTCAATCCAGCAGTTGCTAACGCCTTACGGAGTTCTGTCTCTGCTTCTTTCTTTGCCTTTTCTGCCTGTGCGCTTTCCTCTTTTGCGAGTAAGTAAGCACGGGTGGCTTGGTCTATGGATAGTGCCATTGTGTTCCCCTTTCATTGGGACTTGTAGGTGACAAGGAACAAGTTACAAGTGGTAAGGCAAAAACACAAGTTATTTCTTTGTGTCTTTTGTCACACTCACAGGGCTTGTTCGCTGTATGAGTTGTAAAGGTACAGGTGACAAGGCGCAATAGCAAGTCTTTTGTTTGTGTCGTTTGTCACAGGCTCGGCAGGTGGAGATGGGGTGAACAGGGAGAGAGAAAGAGTTGCTTAGAGATACTGACTTCCACCACCGTCGTAGTAGTCGGAGCCCCGCCCGCCGCTGCCGCCCGCGGGGCTTCCAGCCAGATGTCTGTGATGTCCAGCATCACGAAACTGACTTGTCGTGAGTGTGTGACAACTGCCACAAAGAAATAACTTGCTATTTATTACTATGACTTGTAAGGTACAAAGCGTACATCTATCCCACGAAAGGGGACATAATGGAAAATCCAATGGTGGACACGGCTTCCCGTGCCAACACCGAAATCAAGGAAGGTGGCTCACGGTTCCAAATGGAATACGGAGTTATCTTTGCTATTACATCTGAGGGCTTTCGCACCTTACTCACTAACGAGGACATTTACGAAGGGCTACACGCCGTACAAGGTATGACGCTTCTTCCTGATGAACTCGGTATTGGTCTTGTCTCAACAGGTTGGGCTTCACCAATCCCACCTGACTTTGACGGTGACGAAGATGAGATAACTGCGCCAAGCCAACACCCTGAGAAACGCCGTGTGCGCCTTGTGACTTGTGTGGACAAGTCGTTGCGTATGGGTTCTGCCTTGTGTTTCCAAGACGACCCTGACGAAATGATTACTGACGAAGGTCAAGCAACAGGCAATCTCGCTATCGCCGTGCGTAACTCACTTATTGCTATGCTTGCTAAGGCTGAATAGCCACCAAGCAAGTTTCACTAGAAGCCCCACCAACTCTCGGACACGACAAGTTGGTGGGGCTTCTTGCTGTACCCAAACAGAAGGTTCTTCCACCACCGTCGTTGTAGTAGCGCAATCTCTGGGGCTGGTAGCCCCGGGGTTTTATTCCCAGATGGCATCTGGTTCTGGGAGTGTGTGTTGGGCAATAAAAAAGCCCGTTGAGTACGCCAGCGTGAAGCGCACCCAACGGGCTTTTACTTAGTGAGGGCTAATCAAACGCCCACAATAAGAACAGTAGGAAGATGATGATGATGAAGCCAAATGTCATTTTGGTAACCCTGTGTAAGCAACAATCTCCCACAGTTTCTTTGCGTGTATCTGCTTTGCGAGGTCAAGAAGTACAGACATCATTCGTTCGTCTGTAAGACCGTGCTGTAAGAAAGACCCATCTACCGTTTCGTAGAGAATGGTCATAAGAGCATCACCCCCAGTCGCATCTAGCGTGTAGTAGTTCTCGTCAAAGAGTTCTACCAGTTCTTCGTTTGTTAGGTCTGATAGTTCTGTTGTCATTCCAATACTGTCCAATCATCTTCGCTGCGAATAAGTCCAAGAGTAGAGCCACTATCCCACTTTATGTGGAATGTGCCTAAGTCGTCTATGTCGGTAATGACACCTTCATCCCCTTTGGAGAGTTTGGTGAACGGGTCGGATGAATAGTTGAGGCGCACTCGCTTTCCAACAAGTGCGCCACGCAACCAATCTTTTGTGAGTTCAGTAATCTTGTTCATTAGCAAATCTGAAATCCACCACAGTTCGCGAGAAATGTTACGAACTGACGGATGTTGTCTTTGTCAATGTGGTAGTCCTTGGCGAAAGGCTTTTGCCCACCGGAACCGTTACAGGCATTACATTCTTTGACTTGCTCAATCCAGCCTTCTGCTAATTCTAAATCTTTGTAAGCAGGAAGCCTGTCCTCGTGTGTGAGTGTATCCATAAGACTGAACTCGTAAGCAGGAACTTGGGTTACCTCGCCAGCAGTTGCTTTGGGGTTTATGTGCCAAGTGCGCTGACCAGTTGCCTTACAATGAGGGCAGGGGCGAATAGGCAACGCCTCTATTTCTGCGTCACGGTCTGCTATGTACTTGTCTGCTGTTCCGTCACGCAAAGATTTACGCAGAGCCTTTGCTAGAAGCACAGAGTCGTCTCCGTCAAGCCCGTCACCATCGTTGCTGTATGCGAACTCCACCAACTCGGTGAGGTCGGGTGCGACAAACTCGCAGTATTCCCACAAGGGTCGCCACCACCATACATTGTTACGGAAGTACGCACCTTTTTCATTCTTTGGTTCTACACCAAATACATCCATTCCCATTGGATACCCCTTTCATTAGGTGTGTTGAGTGTACCTGACACATAGCAGTAGTCAAGAGTTTTCTTTGTGTCGTTTGTCACACTTGTACAAGTTGTTGTACAAGTCCAGTAGTGGGTGTTACCTGATTAGATAACACAGTCAAGTTCAGAAGGGGGGGTCATCCGCCACCGTCGTAGTTCTCGGCTGCCCCGGAAAGAAAAACCCCGCCGCGGGGCTAACCCCTTCACCCTTCGCAGAAGCGTCCCTGATAGGCACACATTTACACAACTTGCCTGAGACTTTCCTGTGTGACGAAAGACACATTGACAAGTTGTTGCTTATTCCCTACACTTACCACTACCTACTAATACCCAAGGGGGGTAACAATGGAAGAAATACCAACACCACAAGAAGTGGTTGAGTTCGTAGCCGAAAAAGCAAAGTTTGCTAAGTACGCTTGGTGTGAGGACAATGAAGGAATGGCTGACGCACCACCTCTGCTTATGGGGCAGTTCCCTGACGGCACAGGTTTCATTATGCCTGACCTTATGGAAGGACACCCTTCCGATACTCTGCCTGTGTTGCTATCTGCTTTGATAGAGGCAATGGAAGAACACAACGGTACTGCCGAATACTCTTGGCTCGCTTATGTCGTAGAGGGCTACTATCGCCCCCAAACAGACGAGATGCCTGACGGCTGGAAGCGTGGAGACTTAGAGCAGGAATACAAGACCAACCCAGTATCAGATGTTCGTGAGGGCATCATTGTTACTGTGTACCCTTGGGACGGCGAGAGCCACGCCAAGACCATTCCTGTAAGTGTCGGAGACAACGGTCTGCCCGTGTTCGGTGACATCTCTGACGAGGGCATCGGCATCGGTGGTGGAGTAATCCCCACCATCTTTGAGGGCTTTCGCAAGTTCTGTGGGATAAAAGTAAGCGCACAGAACAACTAAGTTCCCCCAACAAAGGGGTCGTCTGCTGAAAGGTGGGCGACCCCTTTTTTGCTGTCTAAGAACAAGTCATCCACCACCGTCAAAGTAGTAGCGCATTGCTATCGCATCGCAGCCCCGGTAAGATATCCAGATGAGTAGTTATGCGATGTTCCGTTGTGTGTTTTGTGACAATCCACTAAATGTTGGAGACTCAACTGTTATGAAACAGGTTGTTTGTTGGGTGCGTTCTGATAACAACACATCTCCCAAGGGGGCGCAAAGCCAACATCGCTATGCTCACGCAGTTTGTTTAGAGGTGGAACTCCACAGCAAGCCTAAACAGGCAGAAACTTTGTTCTAACTAATAGCGACTACGGCAAAAGCGATAATCAAGATAACAATAAAAGTCATTGGTGCGCCTTGCGCCAGCCACCATTGCCATCTCCGAGATACACGATGCTTTCTGTTCCCTCGGTAAGCCAAGTCCAACACCAGCGACAGCAAGAAGGAACTTCTGTCCCTGTACCCATGTTATTCGGGTGGCAACCACGGTCACCCATCTTTTCTGCCAGCAACGGGAATGTCGTAAGGAACTTTACAACGCAATCGTGACACAGCCACCAATGCTCATACTCGTCTCCCCCGATAAGAACGCCGATGTCGTCATCAAAGCCGTTGTAGTAACCGAAGTGTTTATGTGGCAAGAACCAACCCGATGGGGCTGGCTCTGCTAACTGTTCTCCCGAACGGAGCGTGATGAGATGTTTGTTGTAGGTTTCCCCACACGCTGAACAATCAACCGTTGTAGGAATAGGTGTTGTATCCGTAAGGGTCATAGACCGTTGTACTCGTTTCGCAAGGGTAGTGATAATACTCGCAGTCGGGGAGACCTTGCTTTTCGTCCCCGATAGAGCCAATAAGAATGAGTGTCGCACCGATGAGGCTTACCCAAAAGACAAAGCGTACGCAAGAGCGAACTGTGTAATAGACGGGTGGGTGGTTCATCTGTCATCTCCTGCGAGAATGATTGCCATAAGAAAGACAAGCCCGAGAGGCAGACTCATAATGACTGCGAGTAGAACTTTCATTTGACCACCAACACTTTTTCCATCTTTTCCATAAACTTTTTCATCACACGTATTTGGTCTTTGCCAGCCCAGCCGTACTCACCTGCGTTTACCCACCAGTTGCATTCGGCAAGCATCCCCCAAAGAACGAACTGAGTGGTCTCTACGCAGACGGTGCGCCTGTTGCGCCACTTGACCTCTAATGGGTGCTTGATGTCGTTTGACTCGTCGTAGCGCATATCGTCAAGAATGCGTGACTCCCACTCGTGAAACAGATTGTTGCTGACCGTGAAGGTGATGAGAGGTGACTGCATAACTACAAGGTACAGGGTGTAAGGCGTAATGTCAATATGACATTTGTCACAGGGTGGAGAAGCAAGAGAGGGAGTGAGTAAATAGAAAGGGGGCGACAAGAGAGAGAGTTCTTCCACCACCGTCGTTCTAGTCGGAGTCCCGCGTTGCGCAGCGGCTTGCCGGGGCTGCCATCTTCCTGCTGCGGCAGCGGCGCATGGAAACTTGACTTGGCTTGCAGTTCGTGTTACTTTGACGCTATGAAGTTTGTAGTCATACTTGTAATAGCCTTTATCGTTGTGGGCATGGGGTGACAAAAGACACACTTTTAGTATTTGACTAATGGCTACTAACTTGGTAGCCTGACATTCTCAACTCACAAAAGGGGGAATCATGACCGATTCTGTCATTGAGTGGGAGGGGATAAGCAATACCTCTGAGGATTGGCAGTGGGATATGGCGACAGACTTGTTCGCCATGACCGCCGAAGTGCTCATTGCTCATAATGAGGAACTCAACGAAGGCGACACTTGGTGGCGTGTTCAGGGTTTCCCGTTGTGGGGCGGTGGGCGTGACGGCATATTCCGCGCTGACAGTCCAATGGAGTTGTTGGAAAAGATTACCGTTCGTTCGGATTGGTCATTGCGCTACACGCTTGACTCCGAAACAATGGTACTCACTTGTCACCTCTCTCACCACGATGCAAGCGGGCAGTTCACGGTGCAGGCAACGCCTAATCCTGACCGCTAATCCAACCAACCACAAGCAAGCCCGTCTCCGTAAGGGGGCGGGCTTTTTGCGTTGTCTCCACTCTTGCGCTTGCTGTCATCCGCCACCGTCGTAGTAGTAACTGGGACATCGGCAGCCCCGCTACCCGATGTCCCAGGTGTGCCACGTCGCCTGGTTTGAACGTGAGCGTTTCGTGTTTGAAAAAATAAAAACTGAGAAAACTGCAAAAAAGAAACAAAAAGTTGGAGAAAAGTAAAACTTTTAGCGAAAAACTTGAAAAAACAAAAGTTTGTTGCTATGTTGCATCCCCGTTTTCACGTAGCAACCGGCTTCGTGCGCGCGAGTCCCGATACGGCGAGCTCGCTCGCGGGGCTTCGGCACGGCTCGTCGCCCTTCGTCGCCGCCGCTGCCAGTCCTTCGTTGCGCCTGTGACAACTGCCACATTGACATTGTCGCCTGCACCCTGTACCATACAAGTATGAGAGGGGGTGAAATGAAACTAACAAATACCGAACTGTCGCTAATCGCATTACGCAACGCTGACCGTTCAGGTCGTGAGTGCGACCCGCACGAAGTTATCGCTCAAATGGGCAAGATGAACTTTTTCGCGGTGTGCGGTGGTAAGTGGGCAAAGATAAACGCTAGTGATGGCGTGACTATCGGCTTACTGATGCCGTGCGGAGAAAGTCGTGCGGTTGAGGTGATACTCAACTTCTTAGACCTTTACGAAGTGCGCCGTGTGCGCCGTGTGAATCGTGGCGATGCAAAAGGCTCGCTAGTCGTTGAGTACGAAGTGCTTGATGTCTATTGCGAGAATCTAGGCGATGCTGTCTATTCCGCTTCCTGCTGGAAGTAATCCAACCCAACAACCCAACTAACCGAGTGCGCCCGTTCCCGAAAGGGGGCGGGCGTTTCTTGTTGTGTGCCATCTTCCGCCACCGTCGTAGTAGTAACAGCGCTGAGCCTTGCAGCCCCGCTGGTTTTTGTTTCCCAGTCAGGTTGCGAAGAAGGGCGTGTGGGGCTTTGAGATGTGACAAAAGAGTGCTTGCTTTTCTTTGCTGGTGCTTGTACCCTACACCTGTTACCTAACTATCCCTAAGGGGGGTCAAATGCCAACAGTAGATTATGACGGAATACAGATGATGTATGAGTCAGACATAAACAAGTCAGAGAGTGGTCTTATGGAGTCACTTATTGACGCTGTCAAAGATGGCGAGTTATCGCCTTTCGTCTTCACGATGGAGTGGTCTATCTGTGACTACTGCCGTGGTGGTGGTGGACACTCTCGCCGTTTCGGTGCGATGACATCAGATGAGTTCGCAGAGTGGAGCGATGAGTCTCGTGAGGCGTATATGCGTGGTGCTTACGATGAGCGTTGCGATGCGTGTAACGGTCAAGGCAAAGTTTACGAGATGAACGAGAAAGACCTGCCCGAGGAAGTCCAAGAGTACATCGGGCGATATCGCTCAGACGCTTACGAGTCTGCTTCCACCTCAGCAATGGAACGCCGTTTCGGTTGCTAGTGGTTACCGTTGCGCTCATCATTAGTATCGCCGTCTTAGCCGTAGCCATTTCCTAGTCACCCGACCAAGAGAGGTCGCCTGCCCTTAGAACGGGGGTGGGCGACCTTTTTTGCGTACCCGTAGAGGCATCTGTAAGGCTCGCAGAGGCGAGATAACCATTGCTTGCTCATATCCGTACCCCAACAACTACCGAGGGCTTTTGAGTCGCAGAGTAATCCAGTTGGGGTTTGTCTTCCACCACCGTCGTAGTAGTGAGAGGTGGGTCTGGCAGTCCCGACTGCCAGACCCAGATGTCCCAGTCTTCTGGGGGAAAGACGATGCGTGGGATTCGGACATTAAGTTTTTATAAAAACCAACTCAAAAAAACAAAAGTTTGACGAAAAAAGAAAAAAAACTTAAAAACTTTGAGGAAAAACTTGAAAAAGAACGAACGCTTCGCTAGGGTTTGCCCGTTTCGCCCGTGCGAGCGCGCGAGTCCCGTTGGAGCGGGTTTCCCCGCGGGACTACCCAGAGGCCCCCGGCCGCAGCTCGAGCTTAGGTTTGGCGGCCGCAGCTCGAGCTCGGATTATCAAACCAGGTGTGTCAAATGTCACTGTGTTGTTGCGCCTTATAGGCTGTACCATCTACCTCTTCTAAAGAAAGGTATCTATGCCGGAGTTTTATCCGGAAGAAACCAAACACCAAAAGTCAAAAAGGTTTAGTAACTCATCAGGAAAGATGGTCAAAGCATTTAGCCACACAAAGTGTGGTCGGTGCGACACCATAATTGTTGAGGGAACAGAATGTGTTTGGCTTCGCAGTAAAGGTTGCTTCCATAAACAGGGCGAGTGCCCACCCAAAGAAGACCGATGACTATTTTAATTATCGTTCTCATTGCAGTAATAGTTGTAGCGATGTCCTAGCCCCCCAAGGACATTGCTCTTACAGAAAGACCCCGTGCTAAAAAGTGCGGGGTTTTTCTTTGTCTTCCGCCACCGTCGTAGTAGTAACTGCTCCCTTCGGAAGCCCCGCTTTCCGAAGGGAGTGTCGCTCAGCGCACGTTCGCCGTCGCTAAAAGGAACTTCGCAAAAAAAATAAAACTCAAAAACTTTGTTTTCTCGTCAAAAAAGTCAGAAAAAGAGAAAAAGTTGCGAAACAAACTTGACAAATGAAAAAAACTTGTTATGTTGCTGGCTTGCGGGGGGGTGTGTCACAGTTTTGCCATCTTCCGCGCGGGAGCCCCGTTACTACTCTCGAGTAGTAACGGGACTATGAAGCCCTCAGCCAGAAACTTGCTGGGGCGAGGAACTGCGTTCTTTCTTTTCTTGCGTGTTGGCGGCTGCGTGAAAGTAAAAAAAGAAATGCTTGACTTTTGTTTGTGTGGGGTGTACCTTGTAAGCAGGTGGAGACCTACCCGAAAGGAACTATGTACTACTTTGTGCGCTCTTGCGTGCGGTGGTTGTTTTGGACGGTCATAATCTCAGCATTTTGGCTCGCCATCATCACCTACACAAACAATTACACAGAAAAAATACCTGACTGTGAGTTAGGGCATTTTCCGTGTGAAGCACCAACAACAATTTATGACCCATACGGAATGGGGGGGTAATGGAAATAGTAATAATCATTTTATCGGTAGCGTTTTTAGCAGTCTCAATCAGTTAGAAGCCAATAAAAAAGGCGCACTCGTTACTGGGTGCGTCTTTTTTAGTGCTCAAAATCAACTGGACTTAGCAGTCCCGCTCGCTCCGTTACAATCTTCCACTCATTACGCATTTTGCTACTTGGGGCTTTGCCTCCAAGAAAGCAAAAAACTTCATGTCGTTACAGATGTAACTTCGCTCGCAGTCTGCTCGTTCACTCTACGAGTGAACTTCGCAGCCCCGTTATTAATCGTCTTGAGTCATACAGCGACTCTCACGTATGGCATCTCGCCGGCCCAAAAGAAGAACCGCTTTAGCTCCTGATTCGGTAATCATAAGGTTCTCGCCGTTTTCCGTTATGTAGCCCATCGAGACAAGCTTGTCCACGCCTTTGATAAAGTATTCCTTGCGTTTTGCCGTTGATGGGCGAAACTCAATGTATTCAGCGTAAGTGAACGGCTCATTACGGAATCGAGCGTAATAAAGGATGCGCTTAGGAGCGGAACGGTACGGAATTTCTCTCTTGGATATTCCGTAGTCTGGATAGCGAGTGCTGAACGAAGGTGATTTTCCCATCAGGGCATTCTATAGGGGTTTGTAGGGTTCCCACTCTTCGGTAGACCAATTTATCCAATCGATATTTGGGTCCCTACTATCGTCCCAGTATGTGCATATTTCACCAAGGAGCGTTGCTACTCGAGCTATCTCCGGGAAGTTCTTCGGAAGCTCTTCGTGTAAGTTCTCGAGCCACCCAGCGCACCATATCTCTTCCGAATAATAAGCCATGACACGAGGAAGCATCCATCGCATCAGACGCATCAGTTCATCAGGGCTAGCCACTCTATCCCACTTGGGGAAGCTAGATATTTCCGCCCAAGAGCGCGATACATCTTCCGGGTCGTAATACTTCTCTGTCGACATAACCACACATGCTACTAGACTTACCGCATGTCTATTGGCGCACTAACTCTTGCAGACGACCATCTTGTCCTTGACTTTCCGTATGACGCCGAACAGGTAGCTACTATAAAGCTCATACCAGGAGCAAAGTGGGACAAAGCATCAAGGGTATGGCGTGCGCCTATGTCGTCGCTCCCCGAAGTCCGTCAGTTTGCACAAGACCTCGGATTCACCATAGACACCGAAGTGCTCAAGTTTGACCTGCCCATGCCTCTGAATGAAGCCCGAGGGCTATACATGGACGGAGACTGGGTATATCTAAGCTTTGCCTATGACCCGGTACGCGTAAGGTCGGTAAAAACATTGCCTGGCGTCACTTGGCATTCACCGACCAAGGCATGGCGTGTCCCTTCTTCGGCGTTGCGTGATGCAATTGCTTGGGGTGACAAGTTTGGGCAGCCGATGGAAGATGGCTTGCGCGACAAGGCTGCAGTGATGATGGAAGAAAAAGCATCAATCGTTGCATCTTCACGTGCCAAGGACGCAGATATAACTATTCCGACCCTTAATGGGAAGCTGCTCCCATATCAAAAGGCCGGCGTCTTCTATGCATCAAATGCTCGTCGCTGTTTTATAGCCGATGACATGGGGTTAGGAAAGACAATGCAGGCCATAGCAACGTTGGAGTACGTGCAAGACTCGTACCCTGCCGTAATTACATGCCCGCCAACCCTGGTACTGAACTGGCGTGATGAAATAAACAAATGGTTACCGCACCGAACCGTTGCCATAGTCGCAAACCGTGCAGACTTTCCAGACAAAGGGACGTATGACGTTTTAATCGTCGGCTATTCAAATATTGACCATTGGCAAAACCAACTAAAAGGGCATCGGTCATACGTGTACGACGAGTCTCATTATGCAAAGACCCCATCAACTAAGCGCACTAAGGCTGCAATAAAGATGGCACGGTCTGCGCCGAAAGAAGGACTGGTTCTATGTTTAACGGGAACACCCATCACTAACCGTCCAGCAGAGTACGCAAGCCAACTTGACATTCTTGGCCGACTCAACGGGTTTGGCGGACTATGGGGTTTCTACCGAAGGTACTGCGGCGCTTTCCGTGACAGGTTTGGGCAATGGCACATTGATGGGTCGTCTAACCTTGACGAACTAAATGACACCCTTCGCTCGTTGTGTTACATCCGGAGAATAAAAGCCGATGTACTTCAAGAACTTGCACCGGTGCGGCACTCGAAAATTATCGTACCTACTAGTGCTGCGGGAATGAAAGAATACAAACAAGCCGAAGAAGACATTGTTGAATACCTTGTGGCGCGCGCGAAAGAAATAGCCAAAGAGCTTGGAGAGTCACCGTATTCCGCAGCTGTGCGCGCCAAGATACGAGCAGAATCTAATGAGCATCTTGTGCGTATCTCTGTTCTTCGTCGCCTTGCAGCAAAAGCAAAGATGGAAGCAGTAACCGAATGGATTGACTCAAAGCTTGCTGGAGGAGACAAGGTTGTTATTGCCGCACATCACCGTGATGTTGTCGACAGTCTTGCAAATAAATACGGTGGGCTAAAGATACAAGGCGGCATGAATGCCGACGATGTGCAAGAAGCCAAGCGACTATTTCAAACTGCATCTATCGACGAAGCACCCGTAATAGTTTTGTCAATGCAAGCAGCAAAAACAGGACACACACTAACCGCAGCTCAAGATGTTCTATTCGTTGAACTTCCGTGGACACCCGCTGATGTTGACCAAACTTACTCGCGCTGCCATCGTTTAGGGCAAACAGGAAGCGTCATGGCAACTTACATGCTTGCTAAAGACACTATAGATGAACGCATCTATGAGATGATTGAGTCCAAGCGAGATGTTGTGAACAAAGCCACCGAAGGCGGTGATGTAGAATTGTCTGGAGGAGCATCTCAACTGGTGTTTGATTTCTTGAACGCCGGGTTAAAGAAAGAAGTTGACCGTGGATGAATGGATGACCGATGAAGAGTGGGCAGCAGAACTCATATTGTTCGATTTGCTCAACAGCGGAGTGATAAAAACCATTGGGTTTGATAAAGATGGTGAAGCATTGATAATGCCAACATCAGAATTCATTCAAGGTCTACGCCAAAGTCTAGACTGGGACGATGGCGGAAATTAACAAAAAAAGTGCACCGCAGCATGAAGTCGTTGAGATTATTAAACACGGTAGCTGGGGGCACGTTGAATACATCCACAAGCTAAAATGTGGACATGCCGAAGTGCGTAAACGCATTGCATCAACACCGCGTCTTGCTTGCACTAGTTGCGTTAAGGCTGCCGAAGCAACACATATGCTTTCTGAACTAGCGAAACCGCCAAGCGTCTATTTAGATTCAAGCGAAATACATGATGAAATTGCAATTGATATCGCAAGCACCGAGCAAGACATCGCAAGATTGCGTGCTGCTATCGCTCTACGGTTGGGTATTGATTCTGATGCTATCGATATGATTGTCGATGAGACTACAGATACGCCAACAATTGTTCAGGTAGTCATATTTATGGATGCATATCAGGCCATAGCCTTTGCTAATCAAGAATCTTCTGCCTGATTTATTTCTTGTTGAATTGTATACGCGCGCGTACCAGGGCCTATTGGGTTTACCGCAGTTATATGCAGTTCGTTGATTAACAGATTACGTATTAACCAATGCAACGGGTATGAACGAGGGTCTTTGAGGTGTTTCTTGCGGAACTCTGCGCAATAAGCAAGTGCACGCGTACGCAAACCAGGCGTAGCCATATTGTCCTCTACGCACTGTTTTACTCCCGCCCAACCATTGTCCGCATAGAACATAATCCTGCGCTCAAGGTTGTATGAGGGCCAGATGCGTCGTTGTGCATCAATATGAGGGAAGCACTCGTATAGCCGGTCATAGAACTCTGGTTCTGTAGCCACAACATCACCAATGCGCCGGATGGCCACAGCATGAAGCGGTATTCCAACCCGTGTGTTACTGCCCGTAAGGGCCGCACGGTCGTAGTACTCGCAGTATGGGGCATTGTGTTCTTCGGAAATGAACTTCAACACATCGTCGGTTGTCCAGTCATAGATTACCTTTGCAAAACGCAACGGGATATTCTTTTTCATTCGATAAGGAGTGACAATGTAGTTCTCGTGCAACTTCTGAACGCAAGAGCGGTAGCGAATCATCGATTCGTTTGCTCGCACACCAGTAATGAATGCAACCCGCCCTTGTTTGCCTTGCATTGTGTAATAATCAATAGACTGCGGGAGGGGAAGTGACGGGTCTAGTCCAAAGTGCTCAGCGCGTATTGCATACGACGGCATCTCGCGGACTAAACGTCCTTCAGAAGCGCGATATGGCGACCAAAGTAAGCAGTACTCGCGACGACCAAGCACCCATATCTCTTGCCCTTGGGGAAGGCAATACCACTCCATGTCCACCCAGTCGTAGTTGCGGACTTCTTCCATAAACTTTATAACCGTTGGGCTAACCATCTCCTCGTCGCGAAAGATGACCTTGACTGGACCCAACCCGCGCTCTTCATGGATTTCTTTAGCAAGGTATAGAACTGCTGTTGAGTCTTTACCGCCAGAGAACTGTACACAGACCGTGTCAAAAGTGTCGTAGACGTGCCGCATGCGTTCACGTGCTGCATCTACGCAGTTTATGTCTAGGAATAGGCGCTGACGAGTCAAGAGACAACCATGGGCCATATGTATGCAGCAGACGGGTCATCTTCCCAACCAAACTGCGAGTAATACAGGCTATCTTTACGAAGAAGGTTTGAGCGGTGAGAGGAGTGGACTGCATTGTCACCCCACCATGACGGCATGTCTTTTATATCTGGAGCTCCAAGCTCAAGTATCTTGGCTTTTGTTGTGTCTTTGTATCCGCGCGCAATCCATTCATCACACATTGCTACGCCATACGCAATTAAACCTTGAGTATTGTTAGCCCACATACGAGATGCTGGATGCGTACTCCACCCGGCGGTTATCCCAAGATTAGCGCGAAGTATTTGAAATGTTTCTACGCGCTGTTTGCCTAAGCGACGGTAGTCAAGGGCTGCAGCAGACGCAGCGATGTTTGAGTAAGGAACAAATGTTTGCATTTTGTCTACTTTTCTAATCTTTATATGGAAGTAGCTGAACTTCACTGTCTGTATCGACCGGAGAATATACTTCTTCCGATTTGTTTAGTTTATCTTTAGCCAAGATATACGCAACCTGGAGAGCCGTTAATGGGTTTTCACGTGGACCGCTATTGAGCGCCCACATGGAATCTGCTGGCGCGGACTTGTCTGCTTCTGGAAAGGCCAAACACCTCCACTCCCTGTTTTCGTAGGTGATGGCAAAGGCAAGTTTGTGCTTGGTGAACCACGTTCCGTACGTATGGAACTCGGAGCAACCGTCTCCGTATGGATAATCTGTGTGTTCTTCTGTTCCGTATATCAAGGGCATGTCCAGATGATACCCGTAAAAGATGGCTCTATAGCAAACAAGTCATCATCTGGGGCGAAAGTCTTTACTGATACAGTGTGCGAAGGTAACAACATGAGCCACGAACTTGATTTCACAAAAGACAATACGGCCAGAATGGCCTACGCAACCGGCCCAGGAAGAGCTGTCCCCTGGCATCGCCTAGGCGTTCCTATGAAAGGTCTTCAGACGGTTGACGCAATGCTTGCTGCTGCTAGCGCTGACTTTGACGTGCTTCTCACTAAAGTCGCAGCAGTAGATGACTACGGCAATCTAATTCGCAACGCAGATGGAACTGTATTGATAATCGATGACAGCCGAGCCACCGTTAGACAGAATAGTGACGGCAGCTTTGATGCTCTTGCTACTGTTGGCACCCGTTACGTGGTGCGTCAAAACCGCGAAGTACTGGAACGAGCCATTGCTGTTGTGGGAGCATCGGATGGAGATGCGGTAATGGACACAGTAGGTGTATTGCGCGGTGGTGCGCGTTTCTTTGCAACCATCGACCTTGGGGCAGTAGTTATTGACCCAATGGGCGTAAACGATAAAATTTCTAGATATTTAGTTGTCTCTACAGGGCATGATGGTGTTTGGCCAATTCGGTATGCAAATACGGACATTCGTGCAGTATGCAACAATACCGTAGTACTTGGGCTAAAGAAGGCAGAAAGAGTCTTTACTGCTCGTCACACGAGAAATGTTGACACCGTAATAGAGGATGCGCGTACTGTTCTGCGTATCTCAACTAACTGGGCAGATGAATTCAAAGCCGAAGCAGAGAGAATGTTGGCAATCCCTGTTCTTCCTAAAAGCCGAAAACTATCGGAAGTCATTGACGGTGTATTCCCAATAGAAAAAGACCAAACATCTCGACAGAAGAAACATCGCGATGAAACCATTTCTAAAGTCCTTGCTATATACGGCAACGACCGCAATGCCGGTACTTATGGCTACAACGGTTGGTCTATCTACAACGCAATAGCAGAGTATTTTGACCATCATAGAACTGATGACCCAATAGCCAATGCGATGTCATCCATGGATGACACTTCAGTAACTACCGTGAGGAAGTTGACTACACATCGCTTGGTGGTAAAATAACTAGATGGGTTCAGACTTTTTCTCAGATGATTTTTTTGCATGGGAAGACGATGATGACGACTTCCTCCAAGCGACTGATGATGAAGAGTTTTGGACGGACGAAGTAGAAACTCGCTACGAGCACACTGCGCGTCAAATAAGCAAACTGGTGCAGATTGCCATCAATGAAGAAGGAACTCCAATCGTAGGTGAGTTCATGAAAGCCATAGAGAACTGCATGGGGTGGCGCTTAGAGGTGGTGGCGGACTCTTCTTCCATAGATGACGTTCTGTTCCATGGCTATAACACTTACGACGAGCTTGGGTGGCTTCATTACATGAATTCAACGCAGTTTCATCAGCTATCCCGCGACGTAACTCACATGGCAAACGCTGCAAGTATGGACTTTGTTAATCAACATATGGGCAACAAACGCCCCATGCGCAAGAAGATTCGTAACATTCTCTGGAAACTTGTCAAGCGACTTGATTTTTAATTGAATTATCCCGTATGCTCATTCCTCTAGCAGGGAGAGTAAATGATTGGATTTCGCGTAGAACGTGATTTTGACCTACAGCCACCTAAGAACGGTGCATGCGTAGGACACCCAACTGAGTGGTGGTTCCCAGCAAAGGCTCCACGCCGACAAGACTGGATTAATATTCGTACAGCCCGTCAGATTTGTGAGAGCTGTGATGTGCGCGTAGAGTGCCTTGAGTACGCAATAGAAGCCGAAGAACATCACGGCATATGGGGGGCTATGGCACCAGAACAACGCAAAGTAGAGATTCGTCGTCGGCGCAAAGCTGGCCTAATGGTCCGGAAGCGTCATGTCATCAATTTCTGAACCAGTAGATAAGGTACTTTCGCTCCTAGATGGAGTACGCGAATCAGGCAAAGACCAGTGGATGGCGCGCTGTCCTTGTCGTAACGACGATTCAAACCCTAGCCTCGCTATCGCGCAAGGTGAAGATGGAACTGCATTACTCCATTGTCATCGAGGCAACGCTTGTTCCGTTGATGAGATATGCAAGTCCATCGGCATGACGCCACGTGAACTTTTCACAGAGGATGAAGATTGGAAGCCAGTAGCGCGACCACGCTCTGCAGGAAAGATTGAGACGCTTGCATCATCTGCAAAAAAGAAGATGGGCAAGAAGATTGAAAAGGTTTACCCGTACACAGACGAAGAGGGAACTTTATTGTACGAGAAGGTTCGTTTCCGTTTAGACGACGGAAGCAAGTCTTTTGCTAATCGCCAGCCAGATTCATCACGTTCAGGTGAATACATCTGGAACCTCAAGAACCCACCAGTGCGTCGTGTTCTTTATCGCTTGCCAGAGCTCAACGATGCAATATCAAAAGGAGAACCCGTATGGCTTGTTGAGGGTGAAAAAGACGTTGACACACTCATGGACCTTGGCATCTTTGCTACAACAATGGACAGCGGAGCAGGAAAGTGGGAGCAGTCTTATACCGATACTTTAAGTAACGCTTATGTAGAGATTATTGCTGACAACGACGATGTAGGACGACTGCACGCGATGCATGTGTCAGAGCGCCTTTTGGCTGCCGGTGCACGTGGGTGCAACATATGGGTATCAAAACACGGCAAAGATATCACTGACCACTTGACTGCAGGTAAGACTTTTGACGACCTAACCGCACTAGATGCATATGACCTACCAGATACTGTTCCTCAACTAGAGATAGATGATGGAGAGCCAGCAGCAGAAGACAAGCTACTTGAACAGATTGCCGACGTATTTGCCCGTGACAAGTTGACGCTTACGCAAAAACTCAATCGTGCGTCATTGTTAATCAACTCAGCAGGGGTTGAGGAAGCGCATAGCACTGGTCGAACAGTTAAGTGGCAAGAGTTTCTACAAGAAGTAGACCAAGATGTATATGAGTGGGTTATTCCAGGATTGCTTGAGAAGCGCGAGCGTGTCATCGTCGTTGCTGCAGAAGGTGTTGGTAAGACAATGCTCGCACGACAAGTTGCTATCTGCGCAGCCGCAGGACTACACCCGTTCACTTTTCAGCCAATGAAGCCCGTATGTACTTTAACTATCGACCTTGAGAACCCTGAGCGCATTATTCGCCGCACAACTCACAGCATTATGCATAACGCCGTAAAGAAGTCTCACGCAACTGACGTTCTTGCTCATCTGCACATGAAGCCAGACGGTATTGATTTATGCTCCGTCAAAGACCGCACTTATATTGAAGAACTTGTCGACCGTATCAAGCCAGAGATACTTTTCCTCGGCCCTCTCTACAAGTCCTACGTAGATAACGGAACCCGTTCTAGTGAAGCAATGGCAGTAGAGGTTGCTAAATTCCTAGACACTTTGCGTGATGTGCATGGATGCGCACTATGGCTAGAGCACCACGCACCACTAGGGACATCCATGGCTTCCCGTGACTTGCGACCATTTGGCTCATCAGTGTGGTCACGTTGGCCAGAGTTTGGCATCTCTTTAACCCCAGACCCAACAGCACTGAGTGGGTATGAATACAACGTTGGTCACTTCCGTGGAGCGCGTGATAAGCGCCCGTGGCCTACCAAGATGGCACGTGGCGTAGAGCTGCCTTTCGTAGTATTAGACTATATGAAGGTGGATTAACATGGCTCAGTCTAAAAACTTAACAAGAGAGTTCCTTGCAGAGCGCGATTTGCGCATCTTTAAGCTTCGTCAAGCCGGTGTACCCATGAACGAAATAGCCCGCAGGTTCGGTATTGCGACCAAAACTGTTGGTACTTCCATCTCTAGGCAGCTAGAGAAGATGAACAGGGAAGCTTTGATGGCTTACCCAGAAGTACTGCGCATGGAGCTAGAGCGCCTTGATGCGCTTCAGCAAGCAATCTGGCCAATGACTCAACACCGTAAGGTAGCAATGGATGATGGCACCGAAATGCAAGTAGAGCCAGACCTGAAAGCAATCCAGCAAGTCCTTGCAATAATGGATAGACGCTCCAAACTCCTCGGTATGGAGCAAAACAACGTGAACATTCAGATGGACGTCAGCTCTAGTATCCCCATTCGTGCAACTCTTGCAGGTTCTATCCAGCAATCCGTAGGCCAACAGTTTAGTCCGGAAGCAGAAGCTCGTAAAATGCTTGAGCTTATGGGTAAGTCTGGGGTTATGCCTAAGGATTACGTAGATGCAGTTCTTTCCCGTGCTGTTGGTGAATTATCACCCATTATTGATGCCGAAGTTGTGGGAGACTCTGAAATAGAACTATTCGGTGAACCCGTAGATGGAGAAGAAGATGAGTGACGAGCAGGACAACATTGAGGCGGCTATGGATAAGGTAGCAAGCTCTATGAAGCTGACCCGTAAGAGTAATACCGGCTCGGTGCCAGGAGAACCCGCACAAAAGCAGGTAATGGTGAGAGCCACCGAGGCCGACCATGACAAGTGGAAAAAAGCTGCAGAGCGCGAAGGCAAATCAATGGCTGAGTTCATCAGAGATGTGTGCAATGAAGCAAGCAAGGAAGCCCTTGAGTGTCGTCATCCACCAGAATTCAGAAAATCATACCCGTGGTCTGAGTTTTGTTTGAAATGCAACCATAGAATACGCTAATGCTTAATCAGCCCAGTATTAATTTCATCAATTATAACGAGTTTATTTCAGGGGTGATGGCGCAAGCTGAAACCCTAAAGAAGGAGCATGGGTGGAGATATGGGCAGGCGTTTTTTAATGTTCTATTTGAAGAGCGACCAGACATAGCACAAGCTATACACGGTTCAAGTCTTGACCCTTTCTTTAAGCATATAATTAGTATTGAAACCTTAGAGAAAATACAAGAGATGTACCAAGCGGAGGAACAATGAGCCAGGAACTAAACATTACGGACTTTGAGTCGTTTATTAATCAATCCGACAAGCCAGTAATAGTTGACTTCTGGGCACCATGGTGTGGCCCGTGCTCGATGTTTGGACCCGTAATTGACTCCGTAGGCCAAAAGCACTCATCAAAGGTTGTTGTTGCCAAGGTAAACGTTGACGAAAATATGGACCTTGCTATGAAGTACAGCGTGATGAGCATTCCTAGCGTTTTGGTCTTTGTTAATGGGCGCGTAGCTACTACTATTGTCGGCGCGTATCCAGAAGCAGAGTTCGTAGAAAAGATAAAGAAATATCTTTCATGATTGCTTTCTGCGTTTAGGCGCATTAGTATTTCAGCATGGCTAAAAAACCTTCAACAGAAGAATGTTTTTTCCAAAAAGTACAAAAGACAGACTCTTGCTGGCTTTGGAATGGTTCTACCAACGCTAAAGGTTACGGGTCTTTTGCCGTTAATCGCAAAACCACCCTGGCTCATCGGTATTCTTATGTTCTTCACAAAGGTGAAATACCCGAAGGCTTAATAATCTGTCACACCTGCGATGTCCCTGCATGTGTAAATCCAGAACACCTATGGGCTGGTACTTACTCAGATAACGCAATAGATATGGTTAGTAAAAACAGGCACGGCAAGTCGAGTAAAAAGCATACACATTGCAAGAAAGGTCATTCTTTCGAAGAGTTTGAACCACTTGTCTACGTAAAAAAACAAGGTAGACAAATTGGAAAAGAATACAGAATATGTAAAGAATGCAAGCGTATAAGCAGCTCGGAAAGAGGAGGCAGTGAATACCTTGAAAAGATGCGTGAATATCATCATAAAAATCGTGACAGAATAAACGAAGCGAAAAGAAAACGATATCATGCTAGCAAAAATAAAGAAAACCCCTTGCCCTGATAGCTCAATTGGACAGAGCAACAGACTTCTAATCTGTAGGTTGTAGGTTCGATTCCTGCTCAGGGCGCGATATGCTTTATGCATGCCAATACAGAGCGAAGACATAATAATCCTGCGGTGTTGCAGAGATTGGCCCGTACATGCCCATAGCGCATTTGGACGAATGGGTAGATGCGGCGTGTGCAGAGAAGTGCCACAACCAGTGTTTGAGTTATACCCTGAGGAGGAGTTCGCTCGCAATAAAGCTGGCTACACTCCCCCTCCAGAGGTTTAACGTACCGGACAAGCTCCAGTAGCACAGTCGTCTAGGTCGAGAATTCCACCCGTAGCTGCAAACAGCGGAATATTAAAATCAATCTTGGACAATAGCTTCTCGTATACTTCCTTTGTTATCTCCTCATATGGGGGAAGCGGGAAGTTGTGGTCTGCGTGCAATAAGAAGGACACGCTCTTTACTGCTGTGTCGTAGTTCTTTGCTAGCCATTCTTGTATTGTTGGCAGTTCTTCCTTGCGGTAGTACACAGTGACTGACACTGCGTTGTCTGCCCACTCTGTCTGAAGTTTTTTTACCCACTCAAGTTGTTCCAGTGCTGTCATATCTGCCGCTAGAACTGCACCCGTAGGCGATTGACATGGAAACTCAACAACGTAACGAGTGTGGTCTTCGCGTCCATCTAGGCCAAGGTCCCAACAAATCTTGTATCCACGCTTACGACAGGCCTCTACGAGAGGGTCTGCTGCACCAAAACGAACACGGCGGATGTAGTACTGCGCGTATGCGGGGTGAATACCTGGCGTCACTCCTGGAAGTAGCGAAAGTGTTCCTGAGGGTTGAACGGTGGTAAGACGCACTGATTTAGGAAACCCGTACTCTGTTGAGTAGTCAACATCAAGTGCGCGAAGGAACTCATAAGCAGGAGAGAGCCATGCAATTTTCTCTGGCTCACACTGCAACACACCCGTAATGCTTTGTCCTAAACGTGCATTCTTACGAACAATCTCTGTTGTCTTTTCGTACGGATACGAGAGACGTGTAATGCTCTTCTGAACGATGTATAGGAGTTCTGATATCTCGCAAAACTGTTCAAACGATTCGATGTTTGGTAGGAAGAGCGTAGATAGGTTGCACGATTCGCCATCACCAAGAGCAATCTCTGCACATGGATTGAATCCTTCGATTGTGTTATCTAGACGACGTTCTCCAAGGCGTCCTTGCGTGCGCGCGAGACGACGATTGACCAAACCGTATGGTTCTCCTGAGCCATCGTATCCCTTCCAGAGTTCGGGAAGTATTTCATCAAAATGGTCTGCATAGATACTGTTGTTGGAGTTTGCACGATATGCCGGAACGTTACCCGTAGACCAATTCTTTGCACGGATAAACAACACATCGTCAGGGTCACCAATAGCAATCTGTGCAGAACGACGAGACGAGCCAGATACTACGATTTTGCCAATGATGTTGCAGATGTCAAGCACGTCGATGCTGCGAAGCTTCTTGCCTTCGCGATTCTTCATTACTTTGCAGATGTCTTCTATGCCATCAATCAGTGCACCTGGTCCAGATGCTGTTCCTCCGAAAGTCTTAAGTGGTGCACCAAACTCGCGAATCAAGATGGTGGAATACGAAAAAGACTTACCCGTGTCGAAATATGACTTCAATACGCTGTGCAAAAGACGACGCCATCCAGTACGTGAGTCTGGAACGATAATGTCTGCATCGTTAGAGCGTTCATGCGAGATTGTTACATTCGGTTTTACTTTTGGAAGTTCGTGTATCTTTGAGCGCTCAACAGAGAAGCCAACGCCTCCACCAAGCATAAGGTAGTCAAATAGAAGCTCAAAGTCTTCTACCTTTTCTATGTTTGTGAAGTAGCAGTTATTGAGGGATGTTCCACTGAACTCTTTAACAAGTGGGGTACCTAACTGCCACAATGCGCGACCTGAGAGCGAGCAACGCAAGTGAAACATGTGGTCAAAGAGTTTTTCTGCCTTAACTTCAGATAGTGGAGCACCAATGTCAATGGCTCCATCTATCGCCCGTACGATAGTTTCAATCCATGTTTCATTACGACCAAGTCCTTCTATCGGACGGCTATATGTACGCAGATAAACGACTTCTCCAAGTCCACCAAAACCCCAAGGAGTTTGTTTTTGTGAATAGGACAAAATGAATTCGGGGGAAAAGATTGACATTGCACGCTTTCTAAGTAGATGACTAAGGAAATAAAGTTTACCTCAGCTGAGTTGGCGATGTCAGTCTAGGAGATGCCTAACTCTTTTGCACGCTCAAGAGTTATATAACTTCCTTTGTGTGCAACTACTACTTTTACTTTAGTGAAAGGGGTTATCTGTCTTTCTTCGTAAAGAGTTTCTTCAACAAGAATCATCTGAGCGTTCTTTAGTGTTTCAATAACACTGTCAGCAAATGCTATGTGTGGCGGTTTAGTTGCAGTATGACTTGACACACAGTCACCCGTAGGGTGATTACAGACTGGACATGCAGACCTATCAGCTCTAAGGACAGGAATTCCATCTAATACTGTGTCATCGTAGAACTGGCTCATAAAGCAATTCTACTGTAAAGAACTATTTAGTTCTTGAACCAGGAAAGGAATCGCTTGCGAAGATTCTCTGGCTTGATGTCATTAGCGTAAATAACTTTACCATTGACAGTCGCTGATACGTTCGTTGTGCTGGTTGTTGTATTCTGGAATGTGTCCCAAAGTTTCTCAGCAAAATGTGCATCTTCATGTAACTCTTGCGCAGATATGCCCGTGGCCTTTTTGGGCGCTTGCTTCTTGGCTGCAGTCTTCTTTGCTGCTGTCGTCTTGACAGCGGACTTTTTGGCTGTAGCTTTCTTGACAGGTGCTTTCTTAGCAGGAGATTTCTTGGCAGGCTTCTTCTTGGTAGGAGCTTTAGCTGCTGTATTCTTAGCAGCAGTCTTCTTTTTAGGAGCTGCTGTCTTCTTTGCTGGGGTCTTCTTTGTTGCCATGCTTGACAGACTAGTAGGCTGAGGTGCCTACATGGCGGAAGTATGCTGTATTAATGCCCGTAGCCAATGGGGGAAGTTTCACTGGGAGACAAGTGCGATTAGATACAGAGTTTCCACATCGCCTTGACAAGGTGGCTATGGCGATGCTCTCAGGGATGGCTGTCAAAGAACAGATTGTCAAAGAGTTTGGCATAGGCGAAGATGCCAATATGTGCATCTACTGCTGGAAAGACAACAAGGTAATGCTGCTGCTGAACATGATGTCATCCACTCAGAAGCTGGAACCTATGACTCGCTTTGAGAGGGTCAACAATGCTCTATGTATAGCAAGGGCAGGCTGGGGGGTAGACGCTGTAACTATGGTAGCTGAGGGGTGGTGCAGCACTAATCCTGAATACACCAAGGACAGGGAACTACAGGTAGCTTTCCTTGATAAAGACTCACCCGTACGCGAATGTCTGACTATCACTCACTTAGAGGATGGCTCTCTCACTTTCTTAGCAAAGCCTTACAAGCTAGGTGTGCCTAGGGCTGTGCTCTGGGAAGAGGAGCTCTACTTTCCTAATCGCACAATGGTAAGAGGACAGGAGGGCTTCTATCCTCGCCTCTTCGAGAAGGTGCTGACAGAGGTTAGCTACAAGACTCCACCTCCTGACGAGGACACCTACTACTCTGAGCTAGGTGATGGACTGCTGAAGCTTGGCTTTACCTGCGAATGGTTCTAAGCCAGCCCGTGGCCCTTTTGTGACTCTATAGAGCAAAGTGACTAGGGATAGACGAGTCACCTCTGTGTACGTCTCTATCGTAGGATACCAACGAAGACTGGATAGGTGACGTGTATGTATAGGACACTAGCTCTTTAGGCAATGCTCCTACTAGTGCAGCACTAGCGTCACGTTCATTGGTTTCAAGAAGAGACTTATCTAAAGCGCTTACATCAACAGCAAGTATGCATGCGTGATTGTGTTTTTTCCTATCGACTACGACTGTCTCTTTGCCTTCTTTGACAGACGTAGAGATGCCTTTGAATGATACGAAATCACGTACTGCTATGAAACCTGCTGCAAACTCAGGCTTATTACATAGATGAATGAAACCATCTTCTCCTGGCTTTAAGCCTTCATCAAGGATTGCTTCTATTGAGTCAGGAAAGCAAGCATGATAAAGGACTTGTTGGTCGATTGGTTGGTTGTCAAGGTGTTCACTGTTCATGGTCTGCATCATAGAACAAGTTCTGTATATCTGATTGTATATATTGACATGAATGCCTATTTTGCCAGTCTCGAATCCTAGAACTAGAACATGCCAGAATGCTTAGTTGCTAATTTGCCAAAAAGTTTAATTGCATGTTTAATTGCATGAGGTATCGCGATGATGAGAAAAAAACACACAGAAGCCCCGACTCTAAACTTTCTGGTGAGTGTGGGTGTGTGTGTGGGGGTGCGTGACACATTTTCATCACCATCCATTGCAGATAGATTTATCCGAAACTTCCCCAGTGGTTGCAATATTCCATTTGACCGGTACTATTGTTCTTATGCCGAATATACGCAAACCTCAATTAAGCAAGCCTAAAAGCAGCCTGATACTCGATGACAGCCTCGTAGAGTGGCTCCGACACCAGGACTGGTCGGAGTTCGCTACTAGCATCGTCTCCTTCTACGACAAGAATGGGGGCATGACCGTCAAACAGCGCGAATCCGGGCGCAAGATGCGTGCAAAACTTGACGAATCCTACGGAGTGGCTGAGAAGTCGATTGGTGATGGCATGTACATAGACAGGGCCGGCGAACGCCTGTACAAGCTCGCACACGTCTCTAAGAATGGCTACAAGACGCGTACGCTGCGTATGCGACGGATAGAGCTTCCTAACTGGCACGAGGTTAAAAACGGGTTTGGGGCCAGCAATAAGGACGATTTTTACGAGGCTGTGGACGAGGGGTACATTCGTTTGCTATCTCTTGACGAAATGCGCGACATCGGGCGCAAGACTGGCATCTGCTGTGCCTGTGGTAGGGCTCTAGACGACCCTAAGAGCATCGAAGACGGTATTGGGCCTGTCTGTGCCAAACAAGAGCGTGAACGTAACCAGTGACCTTAGAACGTTGATGGGATAGAGGCTCCCGTTATAAATCCAAACGGCCGCGTCTGTATTGGATAAATTTATTGGAAACTAGTGTGTGCAATCGCATCACTAGTGGGTATATTAAAAAACATGAAAAAAGCAAAACTCCGTGAAAAGGTAAAGCGTGTCAAGTCAGAACGAGACATGTGGAAAGAAACGTCAGATTTCTTGGCTA